TCAATTCCCCCTAGTTACTTCCCTCGCCCACTCCTGCAACGCAGTCAGTTTGACGGCGCAGGCGTCGGCATCTCCGGTGATGGCGACAATACGTCGAGCATCCTCTTCGTGAATGTCGGCTCGCTGGCTTCCATCATCCAGGCGGCCGGCGCCGGTGGCGGCGGACACGCTACCTGCTGCGGCTGGGCAAGCGGCGCGGACTGACAGCCGGCGAGAGCCATCAGCCAAAGCAGCAGACAGCCGCTCAATTTCTTGCTGTGCATGGCGCAGCTCTCCGTATCGTTGTTGGTCGTTTGCGGCCAGACGGCCCTCAAGATCCCGCCGCTCTGCCTGCTGCTTGAGGATCACCGCGGCATTGGCCTCGGCAACCCGGCGCAGGAATGCCTCGTGAGCCGTCGCCTGATCCGCCAGCTGCTTGCCGTATGCGTTCCCCTGCCACTGCCACGCACCGGCAGCAGAAAGCGCCATCAGCGCAAGCACAGCGACCCCCAAGGCGATCAGCTTGTACTGCTTGAGTAGGGCGATCATCGCATCACCTCACGCACTGCCGCGGCGAATCGAGCCGGCCAGCGCTCCGGATGTGGTTTTCCTGGGCGCCAGGTCCTGGCGTACAGCTCCCAGCCGCCAGTCGCGTCATGTTCACCTGGCAATGGCTTCGGATCGGTCCAGAGCAAAAGCCGGCCGAAGGCAAACGCCAACACGTCATCACGCTCGAGCGCTGCCCATACGGCCGCAGGCTCCGGCGCAACACCGCGCGCTGCACACACTCGGCGGGCGTGGTCACGGCTGGACGGGTGATTCAGCACGCCGCGCACGCCGCCGCCCTGCTCGAACTGGAGCAGCCCGCGGGCCGGCCCGGTCGGCCACTGGCGGCGCCGCTGTTCCGGATCTTCCTGCTGAGTAATAGCCAGCAGCATGATCTCAGCCTCTCGGCTCGACATACGCGCAGGCAGCATCGCGAGAGCGGGCGCTATGGCTCGCTCCCGTATTTCAGAGAGGGTCATGGGTAAATCCTTCAGGCAGAAAAAAGCCCCGGCTGGCGGGGCTGTGGCTGAAACTCTGCTACTCGAACACGATAGCTGCCGACCCCGTGAAGAGCCGCGCGGTATTCGCCCAGCGCAAACAGGGCGCGCGGGTTCAATATGCCGAACGGATTATTGACCGCCCGCGCAATCGGGCTCGTCACGGGCCGCGTTATCGGCGTGTGATCATCAGTAGGCAATCCAGTCAATGTTGAATGTGCCGGCGGTGTTGGCCGTGCCGTCGCTCAGGTTGGTGAACCGCAACTTGACCGCGCCGGCGCTGTTCTTTTCGTCCACCGACACCGCCACGGTCGGGTAGGCGTCCACCGCCGGAATCTGCACCGCCACGAACTGAGTCACGGCAGAGCCCTTGCCGGTGGTAACGAAGTCGGAGGACTTCACCCCGGTCGCGCTGCCCTTGAATCCCGACTCTGCATAGATCGCCTTGTTCGTCGAGAGGTCGAGTATGGCGTCCATGCCGCGGTTCTTGCGGATCTCGGCGCGGATGAATGCGGCAGTGAGGCCGTCCGGTCCGTAGCTGATCGAGGCATTGACCTGATACAGGCCAGCAACTTGCGGGGTGAACTTGCCCGTCGCCGGATCGAAGTCGGCGCCCTCGTTGATCGTCGGAGCGCTGTAGGAGGTGAAAGCGGTTGACGGCGTGAAGCCGGTAGGCACAGTGATCGCCGCGCTAGTGGCGCGCATTGCTGGTGCGCCACTGCCGGAGAGCATCGAGGCGGGTACTTTGGTCGTCATTCATTGCAGCCCCTGAAGTTGATGCGTTGCATCGTAGGGGCTGCAATGGGTGCTACGTGCACCGAGCACATGACCCCCGTGCGGGGATTCTGGCATCACGACTAGGCTCGCGTTATCCGCAGACCTATTGATCCTTTACCTTTGGACGCGGACGCGAATCGTCCCGGATGCTAGGTCCACCGCAGCGCCTGTCTCGTTCTGAAAACGAACCGTGACGGTGTTCGCTGAACTCACATACGCCGTAACGATCACGCCCTGCACGCTGCTACTGAACGTCGCGGAGGCGAAGTCGCCAAGCGAGGCGCCGTTGATAGTGATCGTCGTCTGCGCCCCAGCACCGTCCGCTAGGGCTGGCGGATCGTATGTCGCGACTCCTTCCAGATATGGCGCAGGGTTCGGTAGGCGGGGTGTCACCGGCGTAATGATCATGCCGGAGATACCGTCGTTTGCGAAAGCGCCGTAGTTTTTTGCAGAAATACCAGCTAGCAATGTCGAATATGTGCCCGATGGCGCCGTGAACCGAAACCGAATCGAGCTGGATGCGGCAGAAACGACAAACGCAATCGAGACCAGAGCCCATTTCCCCGCCAGTTCCGTGGCGATACCAGAACCGCCCCACTCATATAGGTTGACAGTAGTATCAGAGTTCCAGATTTGCGGCACGAGATTACCCGCGACTACCTCTTCAGCACGGCACAGCAGGTTGATGACAACCAGGTCGCCGGCAGCAACCGATAGCGGGATCGTAGTGAACGTGGTTCCGTTGAGGCAATAGCGGCGACCGAATGGAGTATCCTCCAGAGTTGCGACGCTGACCCCCTCGTAGCTGACATGCACATGATCGGCCGCCACGTCCGTAAGGCCAGCGAAATCCGAAATCACAACCTCAGTCGGTTTGGCACTTATCTGCCGAACCTTGTACGCCCGCTGGCGGTTGCGCAGGATGTTGCTGCCGTATTTCAGCGTCGTGTGTGCGTTTTTAAACGTCACCGGGAAATCGTCGTACACGTCCATGTACATGCTGCCGGTGCTCTCCTCAATCAGCACATAGTCCGTTGCGGTGATTGACTGCGTGTAGTTCGGCCCGATGGTAATAGACGCCTGCGGACTGCTGGTGCGGAAACGGTGGACATAATCACCGCTGTTTGCCTCGAAATAATTGCCTCGGCTCTGCAGATGCGGCCTGTTCCCTGTGACGCCAGGGATGTCAATCGAAATGACGTTCGGCTGCCCCTCCAGCATGTTGTCGGCAATCGTGGCCGGGCCGTTGATCGATCCACGGATCACGCCAGCGCCGGATGCGCCCATGTTCTGTTCGCATTGATTGCCCACAAATCGCAGGCCGAACACCATGCCCTTCGCGTTTATCGCGGAGTCGCAGCCCTGGAAAACGCAGCCGCCAACGTCGAGCGTACCGAGCACGGTAGCAATGTCGGGATTTTCAACGGTGATCGCATCTTTCAGCCCAATAAACGAACAATCGCGGATTTTCGCCCCGCGATCCGGGCCGTTCTGCCGCATCGTGAACGAAACACCATCGATGGTCCGCGCGGTTGCGGCGGGCGCCTGCTTGAAGCTCAGCCCGTCAACCTGCCAATGGTCGGCCGGATTGCCCTCCGTCCGAGACGCACCTAGGTCGAAGAACCGGGTCAGCCCGCTTGCACCTTCCAGCCATCCAAGTTTTCCTAGCCCCCTGTTGTATGTCCCGCCCTGATCGCCGAAAACTCGAACACCCGGGTATTTGATAGAGATCGGAGCGGTGATTTTGTAGGTGGCACCCCAATTAGGGATATAGACGTACCGCAGCTGCCGCAGATCACAGGCCGTCGCCATTTTTTGAATGGCAACATCGTCAACAGCCAAGCCATCACCCGCTGCACCAAAATTCAGCACACTCGGCCTAGCGTCCAGCAAGCTAGCTATGGTCTCCTGTGTCGAATCGGGGTCTGAGGTTCTGTGCTGAATAAGGCCTGCCCCACTGCTGGAGGCCAACTCCTGCCGCAGCGCGTCATCCCCAAGCAGCACGAGATTGGCCGCGTCCGAAGACCAGGTGCCAGTCAGCGTCAGTGGGAGCGTGGCCGATGCGTTCGGGCGATACAGGCCGGCAGACGTGCCGGTAGTGGCCGCATCAACAGCAACGTACTCGTTCCGCTCCTCCAGCACGACATTGGCCGCATAGTCGCCCTTGCTCACATAGCCCGACGACACGAGAAACGCCTGAAACCGGCTTTCCTTGTCGGCCTGGCTCAGCGTGAAGGTGTTTTCGCGGCCTTCCTGCGAAGTGTCAAAATCGTTCTCCATCCCCGCCCACGACTGGCGCAGCTTGCCCTTGCGGTCGGCGTAGAACGGATCGGCGCCGTTCACCAGCTTGTCGAGGTTCTCGGCGTTGTCGTACAGGTCGCGGGGATCGGTCGACGGGACGTTGTTTCCGGTATTGAAAGTCATGCGTTTACTCCAGGCGTGCAAATCCGCACGGCGTCCGTTAGGGCCGTGTCCGGTATGTGGTGTTGGCTAGTGGTTATGCGGGTGGGGTGGCGTCGTCGTACTGGTAGACCCGGGCGTCGTAGTTGACGGCCTCGACAGATGCGCCGTCAGTGCCGCTCGGGCTGATAGACGTGATCAGCGCCGGATAGCTCCAGCGGTTGACCGGGCCAAACAGCAGATGCGGCGGCTCGATGCTCCACGAGGTGTCGGGCTCAAAGTCCAAGCCGGTGATCGACAGCCGATACTCATCGATGCGCGTCGCGGCGTATGGCCCAGAGAGCGTGCCATCAGGACGGCGAATACCGACCACATGCGCGCCGCCAGCCGACCAGTCGAACGGCTCGGACGACTCGATGATGCCGCTGTCGTAGCTCAGCATCAGCGCGCTCTGGCCGTAACCGGGCACATCGTCTGCAACGTGACAGAACGACATGAAGCCCGAATTCAACGCATCCAGCTCAGTCGACCAGCGATACGCCCAGCGACGGTGCTTGTGCGCCATGCGCTGCCGCATTCCGAGGCGCCAAGCGCGCGTCCTGCTGGTGATGCCCTCTGCCGTCAGCTTCTCGACTTTGCGCCCGACATCGCCCGGCAGGCGGCACTCAACCGTTTCGACTGCCCAGGTGTTTTCGTCGACGTATTCCACATCCACGCCGTCGAAGTCGTCCGGGCCGACTGCGGAGAAGTCGCGCTCCAGCTCCTCGGTCATGTTCTGTGGCGTGTACAAGTCGGTTTTCGGCGCGAAGGTCTGTTCCGGCGTGTAGCGCGGCTCATCACGAGCAGCTGACAGTCGCCCGCGTTCGATGGTCAGGTCGGCAAAGCCCGCCTTGAGCGCATGACCGAGGATCTGCTTGACCGTCGACGCCGACTCATACGTCATGTCGAAATAATCGCCGCGCTGAGCCCAAACAGCCCCGAGGCGATCCAGCTCAGCGAAATCCAGGTCGTCATCCGTGTAGCCGATGGATCGTGCAACGTAGGCCACGAACGGCACGATATCGCGCGTCGGCGTCTCGACATCCCATGCGCCGTCACCTGTTCGAACAGGCAGCACGCGCGTGACCTCAGCGGAAATCAGCTGCTCTGACTGTGCGGCCAAGCGGTTGCCGCCCTTGACGCGCACGGCCATCACCGTGACGCCCTCGTATGCGGTCGGCGCCTGCAACTTGGCGCGCAGCCCGTACCATTCGACGCCATCGATGATCTGCGTGCTGTCAGATTTCGCGCCGATGCGCCTCAGCCGCACCTCGGGACGCATCATGCTCGGCAGCGTCAGCGATTCGGTGTATCCGAGCTGATCGACCTGCGCGCCTCTGTAGGTTTTCCTGACCGACGTCCAGGCACCCGCTACCGCGGCGTCGCGGTACTGCATTTCGACGGTTACGGATATCGAGTATTTGCGCCCCTTCTTGTTGACGCCGCACAGGCCGCCGGGGAACATCACGTCCCACTCGATATGGCTGGCCACCTCGTTCGGCGGGCAGGCCATGAACGGCCCGGTCCAGTCGCCCTCCTGCGTGGATGCGTCGAGGCTGATCGAGGCGTCGGCACTGTTGAAGTCATCGAATCCCGGCCATGCGACCGGATCAGGCGCGCCGGTATCGGTCAGTCGCTCAACCGAGATGGCCGATGTGCCGGCCGCAACGATGCGATAGCGTAGGCCCGCATAGCCCACGCTCAGGCTCGCAGGGCCAGCCGGCAGCGCCGTTACGGGCGAGCCATTTAGGTAGTTCAGTGTGAGCTGGTCAGGCGCGCCTGGCGTGTAGCTGTGCACGACGAACGAGCCGGCATAGTCGCCAGCCACCTCAATGACCATGCCCGCAAACGGCGCCATCCAAGCGAAGCTTCCTTCGATGATGTCGCGATCCGCCCCGCCGTCGACGACGGTATAGGGGCGCGGCGCTTCAATGCGTACGATCATGCCTGGCGCCCAGCCAGCCGGAAACGAGCCGGCACCGGACGGGATGGTGATTGTGTCGCCGCTGAAAATGTAGCTGGTGGCCGTAGGCTCGGGGTCGACGGCGTAGGTTGCTGTCAACTCGAGGCCTGCGGAGCCGGTCGAGGTTGCGCCCACTTCGTCAGCCGAGTGCCACCACTCTGCGGCGCTTTCGCCGGCCAGCGATTGGCCTGGCTGGTAGATGGCATATTCCGCATCGCTGCCGAGGGAGATCAGCGGCGTATCGCCCACCAAAATGCGGCTGGCCGGAATCTCGAATTTGCCCTTGCCGATGCACAGCAGCATTTCCACCCACTGGTCACGCGGTGCCGAGAAGAAGCGATGCGGCGGCAGCAGGTAATCCGGGTAGACGCGGCGCTTGCCGGCGACTTCGCGGATTGGGTCATTGATGCGGACCTTGTTGCCCTTGGCCGACGCCTCGTTGAGCGCATCGCCGCGCCCCACTCCGCCGCCGCCTTTCGTCTGCGGCTTGGGCATTAGCGCGACGACGAGCACCGCAGCCGCCACTGCGACGGCCGCATAGACGAGCATCGCGGTCGCGCTGACCGGCTCTTTCGGCTCAGGCGTGATATCCACCACATCGTCCGGCGCGATCTCGAACGCATCCCACTCAGCGGAAGGAACCAGAACGCCATTGACCTCAAACGAGATCGGATGGACCTCGCGCTCGGCGTAGGACGGCACATTGGCGCGCAGCCAAGACCCGATTGTCATTTTCGAGACGAGGTAGTGCGTCTCCAGCGGCTCGCCCTGAAGTTTCGACGGGTAAATGCGGATCATTGGACTACCTGTTGTAGTAGACGACTTTTGCGAAACGGGCTTCAAAGCGAGGCGCGCTGGACCAGCCTGGGCCGGTCTTGCTGCCGGTGTCGAGTACGGCCAGGCGCCCGTCGATCTCGACGACGATGGCGATATGCACGCAGATGCGCCCGCGCCAGACTGTGGCGATAGCGCCGGGCCCTGGCCGGCACTCCTCGAATGCCGCCGCCGCCTGCTTGACGCAGCGCGTGAACTCGGCGGGCATCGTGTTGCGCACATGGCCGAACGACGGCAGATCGGACTTGCCGAACACCTCCTGTCGAACCAGCCGCGCCAGGCCGTAACAATCCACGAACGGCAGTTCGCGCCCGCCGTCCCGATATGAGGACGAGAGGTATTTGTCGAGCCAGGTCATAGGTAACGAATGCCGGGGGCGAAGTTGACGGTGTAGAGGTCGCGCGGGAACGCCGTGTTGATGAGGTCGAAGAAGCCAGCCGTCACCTGCACGGTTGAACCCTTGATCTTGCCGCTCAGCACTGTCGCGCGATAAACCTGATCGGACGGCGCCGTTAGATCGCTGGCGAGGTAGGTCCTGAAGGTCAGGAACACCTTCTTCTCCGCCTCAAGCGCCGCGTCGATCTTTGCCTGGGCCTCCCCTGTGACGTTATCGATCGCGAAACTTAGGTTCTGCGCGCCGCTGCTGGTCTTCTTCGGCAGCGACAGGCCAATGCCCGACGCCTTGAACGTCAGCTGCCGGCCGTCCTCGGTGATGCAGTGCTGATCCTCGAACCCTTCGGCCAGCAGGATCGGCTCTGCCCATGCCTCGCATGTCAGCTCAAGCGTATAGAGGATGGTGTCGCCGCCAGAGGCATAGACCTTCTCAAGCACGGTCATTCTGGCCACTCCTGATTTACGCCTTCGTCAAAGGCGCCCATGTAGGTCTGGTATTTCGATTCTGGCCATTCTTGGTTGATGGCCTTATCAAATAGGCTCGACAGCAGAATGTACTGCGGCGCATAAACCGCCCAACCAGGCGCAACCTTCGGTTTATCGCGTAGCTCAACCCTGGCCGTGTAGGCCCATCGATCGATCCCGAACAGAGCCGGCCCTTGCGGGCTTTCTAGGAATCTCGCCTGGTGCTCGGTTAGGCCGAGCGGAGTCCTTAGCGTCAGCGCGAACCAGCCGGCTCCTACAACATCGTCGGCCCAGCCTTCGAACAGCTGGGCCTGAGGCGTCGTGAATATCCAGCGCAACGACACGAATGACGGGACGCTGGTGAACCTTATCCGCTGCCTAGCGCGACCGCTCTGCATCTCGGTGCGAAGGATTTTGTTTGCCGCCTCAAGCGCAAAGCCATCCCTGGTCGGAAACGGAAGCTCTACTGGATACTCAATCATCGACCCACTCCAGATATGCCGAACTTCCGTCCGATTGCTTGCGATGCAGGTCCGTCGCTGTAGATGTCAGCGACGAATGCGTTCACGTTCCACGAGCCGTCACTGTTTTGCTTTTTCTCCACCTTCCCGGCCTTGCTGGAGTCTTCGATCAGGTTGACGTTGACGGTCATATCGCCGCCGCCCTCACCGCCACTTGATAGAAAGTCTTTCAGGTCGGCGTTCGTGCGCTGGTCAACGACTCGCTCACCCTTGTCGAGCAGCCACGTTCCTTCACGAGGCACGCTGTCGATACCGTCGTGCGCCATACCGGCGAGCGACAGGGAGGCGACAGCGCCAACCATCGGCGTTGTTTCTGCGATTGCTGCAGCAGCAGCGGCCGGCGCCATGAAGGGGCCGACTATGGGGATTGCTGCGGTAGAGGCGAAGGCATTGATGGCTGCCATCTGCTGCGAAGCTAGAGCGTTGAAGGTCATTGTCGAGGCCGCACTTGCCTGAGTCGTTTTGCCGACTAGCAATTGCACCGCCTGATAGGCGAGCCATTGCGCAGCCATCTGACCAAGCGCATTGACGACTGATCTCGCCATTCCTTCCGCAAGGCCTGAAACCGCATCGCCTAGAGACTCGGCATCGAATACCATCGACTCGAAAGCATCACCGAAGCGGCTGCTGAAGCCCTCAACAACGGTGCCGGCCAGCTCATCGAAACTAGCCAGGCTTTCTTCTGCCGCCGCTAGGTATCGCTCCCAGTAGCTGCCATTGACCTCAAGCAGCTTCTCGTCGCGCTCCTGCTCCAGCCTGATCATGGCCTCGTTGCGCTCCTCTGCCGAAAGCAGAGTTGCATCCATGATTATCTGGCGACGGCGCTCGTAGGACTGCTGGATTGCCTCCTCTTCGGTCATCAGCGCATCGATAATCGATACAGCTTCGCGGTTCGTGCCCTCTTCGGCCTCGTTAACCTTGCGAATTGCTTCGGCCTGCTTCTCGTACGCCTCAACGGCCTGCAAGGCAGTGCGGGCGCTCGAAAGCTGGGCCTCACTGGCTCCATCCATCGACAGCTTGTACAGCGCCGCCTCAGTGGCGTTCATGCCGAGCATCTTCGCCTGCAGCTCAAGCGCGGACACCTGGGTCTGCAGCGTCTTCTCGGAAGTCTTTCCGCGCGCGCGCTCGGCTTGCTCCAGGCGGTACAGCTGCCCGGCCAGCATCTCGGCCTCTTCGCGCTCTTCCTTGGTCGCTTCAGCGCCGAGCGACTGGATAGCCGCCAGCCTTGCGCGCGCCTCGCCCTGCAGCTTCGCCAATTCCAGCTGCTCACGCATGCGGGCGATGGACTTTTGCCCTTCAGCGCTGGTCGTCGGCTCTTCCTGGTCGCTCAGTTCTGGTGCCTTGCTGCGCTTCGCTATCTCGTCATCGACGGCGCGCAGGCGCTTGCGGTACTTCTCCAGCGCCTCATCAGCGATCAGTGCCTTCTCTGCCGTGCGCTCCAGTTCTTCACGCCACTCTTGCGCCTTCGCGCTGTTCGGGTAGCGCTGCAGATTGTTGCGCAGCGTTTCGACGCGGGCGTTCAGTGCGGTGAGTTCGCCGGCCGCGCCGCTGGATTCGGTTTCGATCTTGGTCAGCAGGTCGGCACGCAGAGCGCGCAGCGTTGCATCGCCGAGGTCATTGACCGACTCGGTAAGCAGGTCGACCGGCTGCTTGGCGTCACGGGCGTTGCTTGCGAAGGTGTAGAGCGCGCCGGCTGCAAGCAGGACAACTCCGGCCGGCCCGCCAAGCAGGGCCATGGCGCTACGCAGCCCGCCGGCAACTACGGTACCGACACGCATTGCGCTGTTGAGCGCGTTCTGCGCTGCCGCCTGATTCGCAGCTGCCTGCAGTGCAACCGCCTGAGCGGCCGACAGATTGCGGGCAGCGATCGCATGGGCATTGGTGCCCTTGGCGGCCTCGAACTCAGCCTTTGCAACGGCAAGCGCTGCCATAGCCGATTGACGCTCAGCCGCGGCGCGGGTCGCAACGACGGCCAGCGCCTCGCGCTCCTTGGCGATGCGAATAACCGTTGCGGTAACTGCCTGGCCCTGGGTGGCGGTGTAGGCAAGCATGGCCGTGACCATGCGCGCGCCCACCGCCACCGCCAGATACTCGGCCGCGGTGCTGATGCCATCCAGCGCGCCCTTCATGGCTTCGGTGTCTTCGCTGAACTCGAGCACTGCGTCGGCCGCAGAGATAATGCTGTTCGTGACCCCTTGGATGACGCCACTCTGGTTTTCGAACGCCACAAGAATCGCAGTAGTCGCGGTCTTGGCTCGAACCCCTGCGTCGGTCAGGTTGTTCGCCATGCTGGCGGCAGCTTTGGAGTTCTCGTCCAGTGACTTGCGCAAGCCTTCGGAAAGGTCGCGCGCGGTCAGTTTACCCGCCGCCCCCATGGCGCGAATCTCGGCTGCCGATCGGCCGGTTGCCGCGGCAATGTCATTGATGACTGATGGCAGCGCAGTAGTGATGGTTTCCCACTGATCAGCCGCAACCCGGCCGGTGTTCATCGACTTGGAGAAAGCGCTGATTGCAGTCTCGGCACGCTCTGCGCTGGTGGCGTTCTTCACGAACGCATAGGACATGGAGTCCGTCACGTCCAGAGCCTGTTGAGTCGAGTAGCCCATGCTCCGCAGGCTGTCAGCGGTGCGGATGTACAGCTCCTGGGCTTCGGACAACGAGCGGTAAGTGCCGTTTGCGGTGGCCAATAGGCGGCGCTGCACAAGCTCGAACTCGGCCTGGCTGCTTGTGGCCATCTGCACGCGCTCGGCCATTTCCTGATAGGTCTGAACCAGGCCGGCGGCGGAACGGAGCGCGGAAGCGGAAACGGCGGCCACAAGAGTGGTTCCTAGCGCGGCTACGGCTGTCTTTAGCTGCCCTGTTGCGATCGCGTTGCGCTTGGTCTGGCGCTCCAGTTGATCGAACCCACCCTCGGCCTTGCGGGACGCAGCTTCCAGGCGATCCAAGTCGCTCGCAGCCTTCAGGCCGCTTGTGCTGTCCACGCTCAGGACTAGGCGGGCGTATTCGGTCATGCTTTTCTCCGGGCAATAAAAAACCCCGCATGGCGGGGTTTGTGCAGCGGCTGAGCGCCTATGGTTTTGCAGGTTGCTGTTGCATCAGTCTGTATGACGACTCCATGGATTTCTGACTAGCCTCCATCATGTCGTCGGTCAGCGTTTGGTTGCCCCACCGAGCAACCTTCCCTTCCTCGAAGGTGACAACAAGTCGATCTTGCGCCAACTGTTCGTTGTCTACTGGTGTAAATCCCATGACAACTGGATTCCAGTATATCCATCGCTCCCGATCCTGATTGACGTCGGTCCGTCTCGGAGCACCCATCACTGCCTGGACATCTGCTTTTGACATCCCAAGCGACAAGCTCATAGATTGCCGATTGTAGTCGACGCGACTGCTAGCGCAGCCCGCCACAATCAGCAGCGCCACCACGATGAAAAGCTTACGCATGGTTCCCCTCCCTTTGTGAAAGGGCAGCGTACCAAAATGCTTGCGGCATTTCTGAAATCACCGATTGTCGGAGATCGCCTTTAATGCGGCGCGCTCCATTATCTGCATCGCTTCCAAGTGGTCGCGCTGCTGCTTGCGCTTGATGCCGTTCATGCGGAACAGTGACTCGAGCGCGGCATAGTCAAGGCCGGTCGGCCCGTTCGTGCCCATGCGCCACTGCGTCTGCATCGAGAGGAAGATATCGAATACCTGCCAATTCTCAGGCCAGATGCCGAACTGCTCGTCGGGGTAATCCTCGGGGCGCAAGCCGAACCGAGCCATTTCTTCAGGGTCGGCGCCCTTCCGATACAGCCGCTCGACAGCCCCCTCTAGTTTCCCCGGCGACCGTCCACCAGCGCGTTAATGTAGGCGGTCAGGATGGCTTTCGGCGCCATGACGTAGTTCTTGCACAGCAGCTCAATGCTTGCCGGCCCGAATTCTTCGTCGAGGTCCCAGCCTGCCAGTATTTCGCCTAGCAATGCGGGGTCCTTGATGCTCTTGTTCTTGACCAGTGCGTCGAGGCTGTCCTTGTCGCGGTGCTTAAACTCCATCACCGGCTTGGCAACCTGCCCATCGGGCAGCGGGATTTCTACCGGAGCCTTGAAGGTAGGGTTCGGGGTCAGGGTGAATTTCACGCTCATGGATCGTCCCTATCTGGAAAGAGTAGGCCCGCCGAGTGACGGGCCTTGCTGCATTACGCTGCGTAGCGCATTGGCTCGGAAGTGAGCGACACGGTGCTCTGCAGGCCCATCAGCTCGTTCTTGGTTAGCGTCGGGGTCTTGTTGAGGGTCACGTAACCGTTGTAGAAGATCGCGGAACCGGACGGCAGCACGACCGATACGGCGCGCGGAATGCGGTCGTCGTTGGCGTCGGACAGGATGCTGTACCAGGGCAGCTCAGCGTCGTCGCCGATGGTCATGGCGAAGCTGGACGCGCTCTTGACGGTCGGGATCTGGTGCTCGACATCCTCCTCAAGGAACGAGTAGGTGACGAACTGCTGCTCGCCGCCAGAAGTGGTGAACTCCAGAACCTGTGTGATCTGCTGCCAGGTGCTGACCTTGCGTACCGAGCCTGCGCCGCCGCCGACCGGGTAAAGGTTGGTCGACGTGGTGTTGATGCCTTCCAGTTCGAAGGTGTCGGCTGTGACGTTTGCTACTCGGGCGACGCGGCTATTCAGGCGCGACCAGCCGGAGGTGACTTCGACGATATCGCCATTGGCGAGACCATGACCGACTGCTGAAGCAACGGCCGGGCTGGCGTTCGATACGGCGGTGACTGTGATCGGCGCGGCATACGCGGAAGCGATGGATACTACGGCGCCGTTGGGTAGGCTCACACTCATGGGTTTTTCCTCTGGGTATAAAAAAACCGCCATATCGGCGGCTCTGGATTGCCCAACGGGCGGTTAAATCGTGTCGGCCCGGTAGGTGAAGCTCACCGGAACCATGAAATGAAGATCGCCAGTGATTGGCGGGCCCTCACTGCAGGGGCTCGTGACCTGCAAGGCGAAACTGCCAGACGTCAAGCGATCGTTCAGCGGGAACAGCTCGGCGAGGTCAGCGGCCAGCGTTTCCGCATCTGTCGGCCCTTTGCCTTTCGGCACGAACACGCTGATCTGGCACACGCCGCTGTACTCGCGATGTGCTCCGGCCAGGTCGGCGCTGTCGGTCGGCGCCTTGAGCAGGTTGAAGCGCAGGTACTGGCCCGCTGGCGGGGTGAATGGAATGTTCTCCCAGGCAACCGGCAGCGAGCGCGCAGCAGCAAAGGCGTTCAGCCTGCCCTGAAGCAGCGAACGAATCAGCTTTTGGGACATGGTCACACCTTGTTCTTGGCAACGGCCACGGCGACCATCTTCTGCACTCTGGCGAAGTTGATCCGGACCATCCCGGCGGGGGCTTGGGTGCTGCTGCCGTATTCAAGCGAGTAGACGTACGGCAGGTTGTTGGTCAGGAACACCTCCTGTCCTGCGCCCTCTGGCGTTTTAGCCTGCACCTCTGTCAGCGCCTGCGCGCCACTCTTGTCGTCTCGGTCGATCTCGTTTGGCGTTGGCTGGCCGACCGAGGTCTGCCAGTTGCCGCGGGCCCGGCCGGTATCGACCGGAGTCGAGCGAATCACGCTAGAGAACAACTCAAGCGCTGCAGTGCGCGCGATCTTGTCGTGCGCCTCAGCAGATTTAGCGGCAAACCTGCGGATGTCTTCGGAGAACGACATCAGCGCCTCCCCTGGACCTCATAGGCCAGCACTTCACCGGTCGGATTGAGCGTTGAGACTGCAACTACCGTCCATACCTGGCCGGCCGCGGTAATCGTCGTCTCCAATGTTGGAGGCCATTCGAGGCCGGCGGCGCCGAAGAAGATCTTCTTGTCGTCGCGCTTGATCATCGAGCCATCCGCGTACTGCGTGCCAGATGACTGCAGGTTGTAGTTGTCGAGAATGGCCTTGGTCGTCTGCGTTAGCGTCTGAGGCGGCGATGTCTCCCCCGTCACCGGGTCATAGCCGCCGACCTGCTCGAGCGTCAGCGTGATCGTTTCGCCGATCTCCTCAACAATGGCCAGCGCTTCGGCAGCGCCCTCTAGGATCTCGTCGCGCAGTGACATATCAGCCCCTCACCAGCTTGACCTGGCCCTTGTTCGACCAGGGCTTAATGAGTGCCAGTGCGAACGACTCGGCGGCGGACAGCGCCTTGCTGCCTTCGCGGAACGTCTTGCTCGACTGGACCGGGCCGGCAGTCACGCTTGTGCTGACGACCTCGCGCTCCTGAGCGCCGTAGAGCCCTCCAGACGCCGCAAGCTGAGCGATTTCCGCCCCGGCCTGTACGACGGCGTCAGGAACATCAGAAAACGTCGCAGTAAGCCGCTCGGCGAGCCAGGTGTTAGCCATCAGCACCGCGCGGGCCTTCTTGTCTTCGGCGGCCCAGTCGGACCCCAGCAGGCCGTCGACCTGCGCGATGGTGATGTACTCGGTCATTTACTCGGCCTCGATCGGCTCTGGCTTGGTCTTGCGGGCGCGCGGCTTGGGCGCCTCGTCTTGCGGCTCGACTACATCGCCAGGCGGCGCGAATCGAGCGTCGATGATCTTGAAGCCCTGAGCGCGTAGCTCGGCCTTCCGTTCCGGCGTAACCGGATGTTCAACGTATGCAATCTTCTGCTCGGACATTTCATCCTCCAGAGAAACGGGGCGAGCCGGAGCCCGCCCCTATCGGTTACTTGGTCGCATCACCGATGGTGATCACGCCAGCGCTCGACTTCACGCTGTTGACGAACAGGTCCCAGTTGGAACCGGTTGCCAGTTCGGCGTTGGTCGGGGACTTGCCGCCGTTGGCGATGTCCCATGCGTAGCCCTTGAGGCCCAGACCGAAGCTGTAGTCGGCCTGGAACGTGGTCTCGATGCGCTCCTTGCCGTTGCTGGTCTGAACGCTGGTCACCACGTCGCTGCCGTCGTGGACGATGGCTGCGGAATCAGCCAGGCTGAGGACTTTCTGCTTGGCAGGCGTGCCAGTTTCGTACAGCGCCGGGGCATCGGTAACGATCACAGGGCGACCCAGGATGTCGACGATGTTGACCGACTGGCTGTTGAACAGCTGCTGCGCGTTGGCCAGGTTCTGGCCGACCAGCTTGTGGAAAACCTCGCCGGTCATCACCTGGGCCACGAGCAGGCCGGAGGCGTCGCCGAACTTGGCGTGAGCACCGTTGATCGCGCCGTAGGTCACGCCTGCAGTGGCGGACACGTCGTTGGTGGCACCGGCCACGTTGCTGATCGCGGCAACCAGGGCAGCGATAGCGGTGTTCAGCTGGTCGGCCATGATGGCTTCGGACAGGTTGCGGGAGATGACCTCCAGCGCCTCGGCCGGGTTCTTCTGGATCCACGACAGCTGGGACGGCTCCCAGAGGATCGGGCCGAAGCCGCCGGCGACCTTGACGCTGTTGGCCTGAACCTGCGCGAGCGCGGTGGCGGACTGGGCGTTGTTGGTTGCGTAGCGGTCGACGCGACGCTGAGCGGAGTGCAGACCAGCCCACAGGGATTCCTGCAGGAAGTCGCCATCGATGCCCTGCGGGGTCAGGCGGATCGCGCCATTCGACGCGGCGTTGAACTTCTCTACCATCTGGGCGATGGTTTCGACGGTGGTGTTCTTCAGGTACTCGTTGAACACCTTCATGTCGGACAGTGCCATTGGCTATTTCCTCTTACGCGTTCTGGATTTGGGCGTTGATCGCGGCCAGGCGCTCTTCTTTGCTGCCGCCGAGATTGCCCTTAGGCTTGGGGGGCTGACCGTTTCCATTCGGAGCGCCGCCGCCATTGGCACCGGAGCCCTTCAGGATGTGGTCTTTGTAGGGGTACTGCTCGACGAGGGTTTCCAGCGCTTCATCGAAGTCGGCCAGCTCACCCGGGCGCGCACGGCTAAAGATCTTGTTGCCGTGGGCGTCATAGGCGACGACCTTGCCGTCTTCGATCTTGAAGCGATTCCCGAAGGTGGCTTGCACCATGTCTGCCGGAACAGCCAGCTTCTCGGCGATGACCTTGGAACGAGCGAAGCTGCCGCCGATCTTCTCGCCGTACAGTTGCTGCTCGAGGGTCTGCGCCTTGGTGTTGGCTTCGTCCAGCTGGGCCTGATAGCCCTTGGCGATTTCCTGCTTCACCTTCTCGACCTCGCCGGCATCCACCAGGCGCTTAGCGTCGAGATTTGCGACGATCTCCAGAGCCTTGCGGGCTGCCCCGGCGTCATCGATACCTTCGAAGGCCTTGGCGGTCTTCTCGGCAGTCTCAGCGCGCTCGCGGTGCTGCTTGGCTTCGGCGTTCAGTCGGGTGATGGTCGCCCGGGTGCCAACCGCGTCGAAGGCAACCTCTTTGCCGTCGTCCTCAACGTAAACGGGCTTGCCGTCTTGGATTTCGGCGTACTGCTTGCCATCGACTTCTACGGTCTTCAGTTTCATCTCGTCTTTCTCCGGCCATCCGGCCATTGCGTTGAGCCATCCGGCCCGGTGGCGCCCCGTCCCATCCGAAACTGCGGGCATAAAAAAACCGCCATGCGGCGGTGTGTTTGGCTGGGCAGGGTTTATGCGGCCTCAAGCCCCAATGTCATTTGCAGCTGCTCGCGCCAGTGCTCGACCTGAGCAATCAGGCCAGGCTTGCGCCAGCGGAATTTGGCAAGTTCGCTGCCGCTCAGGCTGGCGATATCGCTTGCATCGGAAAGAGCCTTGCAGGCTCGGTCGAACTGCTGCTTTTCGGTCAACTCGCCGCGCAGCAAGGCGTCAATGTGCAGGTCGCACCAGACAGCGAACTTCAGGTCAAGCCAGCGGGCGAAGACCACGGCGAGCTTCGGGTGCAGCCAAGTGCCGCCACCGCGGCCACGGCGGGCCTGAATCAAATCCCCGGAATCTCGGGTATTTAGAGCCTCAGCCAGCGCGGCTAGATATTGCTGCGTCTCGGCATTAGCCAGCCAATGATCAAGCCGCTTGCCAAAGCGATCAGCGATCGGCGTCGCGTTGATCCAGCCCTCGCTGTTGAAGCGTACCGGCTGGCCCTGATAGTGAAACGGGATGACGTTGCTATCGCGCATCTGCATTACCTCGCTCACCAGTCGAATAGGAACGCAGCGGGGCGGACGGATGAGCGAACATCCGCTTTTCGGCTGTACGGGCCTAGCTGCGTGTTGGTTTGCCTTTCGGCTGAAACGAAAAAGCCCCGCACGATGGCGAGGCTCTAGAAATGGAAAACCCGGCGCTTGGCCGGGTCTTGGGTATCGATATCAGTTCAGCAGAGGACGACGCGCTCACCGCGCATGAAGCACGATGCGCACAGAATCTGCTTCGTCCCTCCCTGCGCCTTGCCGTTCTTGTACAGCATTCCGATCTTGGTTTCGATGACTTCACGAGATCCGCAGCGGTGGCAGCTGAGCATGTGCGCAGCGTCAGGACGCGCCCTCTTCAGCTTTTCGGCATTCTGGCGCGGCGTGTCTTTCACTCCGTCAATGACGGTGAGTCGAGGCTTATCGGTCATTTATGGAATATGGCGCCATGTCTTACGCTTTGCAACGTCGCGAACTGCGGTCATGCCAACAGCAGTGAACTCTGCGGCAAGAATCGATATCGACTCACCTTCATCGAACCGCCGCCTAATCAAGCTAACGTCTAGCTCGGTGAGCCTGGCATTTGAGAACTTGCCCACCCTACCCTTGTGTTGTCTTTTTGCGCTTTCCTGCATCGGCAGGACCATCTGAATCATTGATCGCTTGGCTTCTGCAATTCGATGACAGGAAGCGCAGCGGCATTCCAGATTGCTCAGCGCGTTCGCCTTGCGGTAGTCACTGAAATTGTGAAAAGGCACAACGTGATCCACGTCCAGGCTGCGGCCAAACTTCTCCTTGCACTGGTCGTTGCTTATTCCGCAGTCAATGCACCTTTTATCACGACGTATCGCTGCAGCACGCTGTCTTTGCCAATTAGGCCCGCGATTGCTGACGTTGTTTAGTAGAGACTTTCCGCCCTGCCAATTCGGGTGCAGGTGCCCACGGAAAGCCTCTCCGATCTTCCGCTTACGTTCTGGATTGTTCCGAATCCAGTCATTTTCGCACTTCGGAGAGCATGTTTTACCTCCGTTGTGGCTGATCATTCGACCGGATGACCGATTCAGCTTCACAGGGGTGAACAAGCAATTGCAACTAAGGCAACGCTTTGGCTTTGCCTTCCTATTATCCTTCCAGCATTGCTCGCCGCAAAACCTTGCAGTGCTGACGTTTGCTATAAAGCTTAGGCCGCAATGATCACAGCTTCTTGACCTTGCAGCTATAAGCTTCGCTCTGGCCTTGTCGTAGCAATCTCTTCCACAGAATATCTTTTCTGACTTGTCGCCGTTTCGCTTGATCGATGGGTTTCTTATAACGCCTGCGCCGCAGTTGTGGCATGGCACTGACTGCCTTTGCTTCTTCCGGGTGTCTTTATAGAGGCCGGCACTCTGCGCACTCCTATAGCACTCGGGCGAGCAGTACTTGTTCGCCTTCCTAGGGCGAGGACTAAACGATTTGCCGCATGTACGGCACTCACATAGAATGGCTTCAGCCATGGCCGTGACTCCCAAACAGTCAGGTTGTGGTTAGAGCCCGCACGGTGTTGGTAGCACCTGCGGGCTCGCTCATTTTAGCTCATAAGCCAGCCTTTTTGAACGCCTCAGAGTCTCTGCGCCGAAGCTCTTCCAGCGAGTACTCTTTCCCTTTCGAATCCACAAACCTGTCTAGCGTCAGTCCGCCTTCACGGAATAGCTTGCCTTTTGTCACGCCAAGAATCTCGTCTTGAAATTCGGCGGGCTTTCCGCGCAGCCATTGCCCATACGTGATGTCACCCGCGATCTGCCCATCCATAGATGCCTGAGTGGATGGCTCGATATCCGACTTGCTGAGCCCAAGCGCCTCCCATGCCGACTTTAAGACCGGGACGGCGGTGCTTCTGCAATTCCAATGCCTGGGCGGCTGAGGGCCACTCCCTATAGGGTGGATGCTACCTGACAGACCGCGGCATGGAGCTGAGGTCCTGCTGTCAATCGTCGCCAAAAATTGCCACTCTTGAACAACATCCGAGTTGGCCTCGAATACCGCCTGGCGGGCATAGTTGGCGGTATGGTTGACTGCGGTACGCACCAAAGCCTCAGCGCCGCGGCGGTCGATCTCCAGCAGGCCATCCGCGTATTTGTTCGTGCGCGTGCCACGCAGCCGGCGAACCATCTGACTGACCGTTTCGCCTTCCACGAACCCCATGCGGATTGCATCGCGGATTCGAGCGGCGCGTGCAGCCTCGATACCGGCCAGCGCTTCTGACAACAGCTTGCCCTGGAAGGGCCTGGCCATCGCCGCGGCGTAGACCTGATTGGCCGATATGGTGTTCAGCGCCAATTGCTCTGCTACCTGTGCAGGCAACACGCTCTGCAGCGCCCTGTGCTGATAGCTGCCTTCATATCCCGCAAGCTGCCGCAACTCTTCGTCGAGCTCAACACCTATCTGGCGATAGGCCTGGGCGTTCAGTCGCTGCACGTTGGACAGCAGCGAATCCAGCCGCTGTACCGTAAACGACTCCGGCGTCATTGACTCCAGCGCCACGAGCAGCTGCGCGAACAGATCCTCATCTACCCGATTCAACAGCCCGATCATTCGCCGCACAACGCCGTTGCTGTAGCGCGTCAGGTCGATGGCGTGGGCGATCGCGAGATCTGCTAGCCGCTCGTTCGCCGTTGCCATCACATAGCTCCGAGGCTTGGCCCTTGCTGCTCGATTCGCTCGAGCTCGTCGGCCCAGCTGTATTCATCACTGATCACGCCACGGCGCTGCATCTCAGCGAACAGGGTCTCGCTGGACAGCTTGCCTTGTACCGCCATGTTTAGCAGCAGAGGCAGCGTTGTCTCCGGCGCGAAGTCCTGATCGAAGTTGCCGCGCATCTCGACCATGCCGCCATCGCCGAGGCCGAGATAATCGGACATCACCTGCAGCATCTGTGCGATGGCATCAGCGAACTGGTTGGCCATACGAGCCAGCGGGGACAGCTCTTGCGCCGCCTCCTCGTTGGCCTGGGTCGCCGTTTTGGTCTGCTGCTTTTCTTTCTGCAGCAGCTTGGCGCCGGCCATCCGCATTTCTTCGATCAGGTCTTGCAGCGACTCCCGGCCAGCGTTGATAGCTGCCCCGGTGTGCTCGACGTACTTGGCATCGCCACCCTGAGGCATGCGAGTCGCGCTGCCGGAGCTGATCACCAGCTCGAACTGCTCGTCGTCGGTGAAGGTGAACAGCAGCGGCACCCGGGCGACGTGTAGAAGGTTGTCCTGATCGCTCTGGGACTGCCAGTGCTTGACGTTGAGGTGCGCCAGTTCGAGCAGCGGCGGCTTTGCCGTCAGGAAGCCCGTGCGGCCGGTGTAGAACGATACGAGCGGCACGTAGCCGAGGCTGGTAGTGCCTTCGTCGTGCTGGACCCATGCGCCGCCATTGTCGGCCTTGCGGTAGGTGCGCCACACGCCAGGCTCCAGGACTCTCACCTGGGCGACCGACTTCACGCCAAACTCGCCGTCAGCCTCCTCGATCGACTCCATGTAACGGAACTGGCCGATCTTGCCGCCGTCGACACGCCAGCCCAGCACCTGCTCGGGGCGAATCAGCACGGCATATGGGCGAACCCCTGCAGCGATCTCGTCCGCGCGAGTGCGGAGACCTTCGGCGCGCGGGTACTCAACCAGCACGTGACAGAGGCCATGGCTTAGCGCATGGCGGAACAGGTCGACCGACCAGCTGTTCAGGTCATTGCCGGCAAGGTCGATGTCCTGGCAAAGCTCAGCCAGGCGCTCAGGAACGTCGTCACCCAACTGCAGCGGCTCAGCGAACACACGAGAGGTCATGTTGTTGACCGTCTCGGCGTAGGCCGGCAGCAGCGTGGAGAGGCGCAGGCGCTCCTTATAGGTGTCGTCCTCTTCGGCCGGGTACTGAGGCAGCAGAGCACGCCCGGCGGCCCGCATAGCCTTCGTGCCACCCATCAGCGGCGCAACAATGGCCCAATCCTCACGCATGGCATCCACGGCCGGGATCGTTTGGCTTGGGTCGTTGCTCATTGGCTTTACATCCGTAGCGATTGGGTTTTGGTGACGATCTGCTTGATCGGGTAGCGCTTAGCGATGAAGTAGCCCGCCGCGTCGTTCATGTGGTCATAGCCGCCCTTCTTGTCGGGCTCGCCTTTGTCCGTGTAGACCTGACGTTCAAGGCACTGCGTGAACTGCGGGCACTGGTCAATGTTGATCTTCAGTCGGCGCTCGCCGTAGGTGTTCAGGAACATGGCGTTCATCGCATTGACGCGGTCTTTCACGCTAGGGTTTGTGGAGTCCACAACCACGGTGAAGCCGGCCTTCTTGAGCAGCGACAGATCGGACTCACTCGCATTCTTGCTGCTGGTGTTCTGGCCGCTCGCGTCTGGGTAAACCGCGATGCTGTGATCTGGAAAGCGGGCCTTGATCTTCTCGATCAGCTCTGGCGTATCGCGCACGCCGTGGAATTCATCCAGGGCCAGCGGAAGGCCCTCGCGGACGACGTAGACCACCGCGCTCATTTTCATAACGTTAAAGTCGACACCAATATGCAGCGTCTCGCCCGGCTTGATTCGCTCGGCAGTGCGGCACTCTTCGCGGTTGAACGTGTAGTAAACGACGCCGGCATAGTTCTCGAAGCTGGCCTCATATTCCTGCCGGAAGGTGCGTGGGTCCATCTTGCGACGGGCCGCCTCCAGCTCTTCAGCCGGGACATTGCCCCCATCTAGCGACGTATAGAGCCAGCTCTTGTGGTCAGGCTCATGGCCAGGCCTGCCATCCTGGAACGTGTCGTAGCAGTGATTGAAGCCCTTCGGTGTGCCGATCCTCAGCGCATGGCCGCCCTTTCGGGTGCCGACGCCGGGGATTTCGTACTGACACGTCGAGAGCATCGGGCGCAGAACTTCCTCCCACGCCTCCCAAGGACAATCCGCCCATTCGTCCACCAGCACGAAGAACAAGCCGGAACCGCGCAGGTTGTCGTAGTTGTCGAGGCCAACCACGCGCATGACATGGCCGGTCTTCAGCGTAATCGAGCACTCAGTCTCGTTCGGGCGATGGGCGCGCCAGGCCTCAGGTATTGCTTGCTTCAGCCGACGCCAGAAGACTCGCTTGGCCTGCTTGAATGTGGGCGCGCCGTACCAGATCTCATCTTCGACGCTAACGCCCCACTCAGCAGCAAGTCGAGCAGCGCGGCGCATCTCAGCCTTGCCGAGGAACGTCTTGCCGAAGCGGCGCCCGCACACTGCGTCGCGGAAGCGCGCCTCTGGCTGGAACCCCCACACATAGATATTCGCCTGCTTCGGCGTCAGCTTTACAGGAGGATCAAAGGTACGGGGTAGTCGGGACATTCTCGTCTGGCTCCAACTTGTACTCAGCAACGGCGTGCTGCTGGTCAGCGGTGGATCCAAGCGGTTTTTCTGGCTCGATCCGGCGATTCACGTACACATCGCCGACCTCTTTGGCCGCCTGCTCCAGTAGCTGAGCAGTCAGCGCCATGTTCTTCATGCTCTCGGCCTTCTCGGCCAAGCGACCCAGCGTTCGCAGCCGATACGCACGGTTGGCGATCGGTATCTCTGCCGTCTCTTCACGGAAGCGCTTGCGAGTGTCGTGAAACAGCGTCACCCACTTGGCGGCCAAGTTCACGCCCGCTCTCTTGGTCGGATCGTGCTGCTCTACCTGCTGGCGAGTGATGTCAATGTCGAATTCTTGCTTCACCGCTTGTGAGACTTGGGTAGGCGTGTCGAAGCACGCCAAAGCCTGAACGATGAAGGCTTTCACCTCGTTTTTCAGGGCTGCCATAGATTTCCATCCGTCTCATGCCTGTCTCGTTTCAGGCCGACTTGAGCAGACAGGTTCCGCAGGCCCTCGAAATGTTGATCTTCGCTACCTCAGCCGGCTTCATTGCGGCATCCACGAGCTGTTGCACGCCTTGGCTTGCTCCGTAGCGCCTGACGACCCCTACGAACTCCTCAACGTCGTGCCCGCGCATCTCAAGCTTTGGCAATCCTTCCTGCGTAAACTTGGGAGCGCCGAACGCGTCCTTCGCCTGCGCTATGTGGTAAAGCTCATGCTCTACCAGTGCGCAGAACTCAGCGTCGGAGCACTGAGCGCAGTAATCAGCCGCCAGAGTGATGAGGAAGGCAGGAACGCGGCCGAACCAATCAAGCATCTGCTGCTCTTGACGAGCCTTCTGCCATCCGCCGGCACGGAACATCAACTGCTCAGCCTGGCCAACGATCACTCGCCCCTGCTTGGCAAATGAAGACGATGCCCACAGCACGCCAATGTCAGCGTCTACGAGGTGGGCGTGATCCGGGTTGTGAATGCTCCCCGTGTCTGCCAGTACCTGCTCGCTTATCCACGCCCACATCTCAGGCGCTGGCGTCAGGCGTACTCCAAGGTCCGTGAACTCGCTAAGCTCAAGCATGCTGGCAGGGGGCATAGGCCTGTCAGTCATGCGCTACTCCGGTTACTGCTTGCATCCACTCCTCCACGATCCGATTCAGCACGGGCTCGGTCAGGATGCTGGATGGCTGCCTTCCGGCCGGACGATTTTGTAAGTGTGAATCGTGCCGCCCGTGTAGACGTCGCGCTTCATGGCGGCGCGGACGGCCTCTTCGGCGGTTGCTCCCATGTCCATCGCGGCCAGGGCGTATGCCGATCCACTGCCGATGGCGTCAGGGTTCGCCGGATCTAGCGGCTGCTTCCAGACACCAGTCTTGTCGTCAACGCCGACCATCATCAGCGCGTTGTCGTCTACCACGAAGCCGGAGCATTCGACTGGCGCGGATGGTGGCGTGCCAAAGTAGGCCGCGATCAGGGCCTTCTCGTCACAGACGGCGCCGGACAGGAAGAAACTGACGCCATCAACTACCTGGCACTTCACGCTGTTATCCGAGACGATCGAGCTGCCTCGGGTCTGGCGTGAGTCGTATGCGATTACGCCGTCTTTGTAAGCGATGGTCGTCATGCGCCTCTACCCTTTCCCGTTTATCTGCCTTGCGATGTTGTCTGCGCCAATACCTCCACGCCTCCATCCCCACCATCAGGCATACGCATAGAGCGATGCGAAGTAGCAGTAGGATGGCGCGTAGGCGTCTCACTTCGGTTCACCAGTCACCTTCGGCTGAGACACCACACGGGCGATAGCCATAGCCACGCCAAGGACCATGTTCACGCTGGCCCATGCGACGGGGTTGATGTGGCCTTCGAACGCTACCCATGCACCGGCTGCTGCGTTGAGCACTGCGGTGATGATGGCGAGCTGCACACTGGTGAGACGCCAGCACTTGCGCCATTCGGGGATCAGGTTCATGACGTGACCGCTCGCAGCAGATGAGGCCCAACGATCTGCACCACGGAAATGATCGCGCCGGCAGCCCCGAGGCCGTACATGACCTTCTTGCCCATCTCCCGAACGTTTACGTCGAGGGACTTGAGAAGTTCGGATTGGGTTTGCGCGATCAGCTCCAGTCGCCCCACCCGCATCGGGAGGTCTTCGTGGTGCCGGTCGAAGCGATCAAGCCTGTGCTTGACCAGGTGCATGTCTTGCTCGAGAGCACCGACCCGCTCGGGCACAGTGCGTCCGCCCTCATGGCTGTCGGTCATAGTGGAGTCTCGTTGGTGTTTGGTCCGGCCTCACATGCGCGTGCGAGCCGCTCGGGGCAAGGAGGCAGGCATGGGGCCGGAAGAGGGTTGGGCGCATGGTGGCGAGCCATTCAAACGGCCTTTAGCGCCCGAAACTGAGGCACAAAAAAGCCCGACTCATTGGCCGGGCTCTTCTGAAGCGGTAAAACCGCAATCTGTGGGAATACTCACATACAACTGGCGCCACGTCTAGTCTTTTTACATGTAAATTTAGGCGGCCTCAGCATAACTGCAGAGCATCGCGTCTACCCAGGCAATCCCAGCAGTCAGGAACATCTCTGCCTTGTTGTGGTGGACGCCCATTGCGCGGCCCAACTGCCGATAGCTCGTCATGCTGTGGCGATACCAGAGGAACAGTGCATAGGCTGCTTCGTGGTAGCGAGCAGCCATCCGGCACACCAGGCGGTCAATCATCATGGCCGTCTCCTCCTGGATCTGAGGAATCTCCCCGCCAGTGTCACCCATCTTGTCGCGCATCAGGGCATAGGACGGCGAGACGTAGCGCGGCAGGCCGGTCTGGCAGCGAACCCAGATGCCCCATTGGCTCAGCAGATACTCGGTGCTTAGGTCTTTCATGCTGCTGCTCCCCGTGCTGCTGCCGCATCGCGGCGAAAGAAGGTACCGCCGACGCAGTGAATGAGCGTCCGCTTGCCGTTGGCGTAGGTGATGTCGTGCGAGTGTGTCCAGGAACTGAGCGATCCGGCGTTGTAGCCCATGTTCATCTGCGAGCTGGTACCGACCGAGTGGGCGCCGTCGATGATCCGTGCGCCGTGGCCGTGACCGTGGGTGACCTTGGCCCCTACAGTGGCGAATGCCTGCGTGCTGCCGCGTGCTCCGTTCGGGCCGCGGTGGCCGTGGTTGCTGAAGTCGATGCCGAAGCGCATGAACGACTCGTCAGGCCGCAGCCACTTGAGCCGATCGCCCCGTTCCATTAGGCAGTCCATCCAGTACCGGAACGGGTCGCAGTAGTCGCCGTCAGCGATGGCCTTGAGCATGACGGCCTTGGTCTCGTGGAAGACGATGGCGTTCTCGAGGTCGTTGGCGTTCTCGGCCTTCTCGAGCCACTGAGTGAAGTGGTCGTGATGGTTGGAGTTGACCATGATCGTCTGATCGGCGAACGATGCCAGGTCGTCGACGTGGCGCGCGGTCTTCTTCAGCTCATGCAGCACGCTCGAGGTGCCCTCTACGTGGCGCTTGAACTTCTCGAAGAACTTGCTGTGATGGCTGGCCGACCCGAAGTTCAGCACGTCATGCAGAACCAGGTGCTTCGGCTGGATCAGCGCGGCAAGGGCTCTTGTGGCCTCCGTGACGCTTGGGTCTGCCATCTCTGCATGGATGTCGCCCATCGTCAGCACTTCAGCGCGCGGAGCCTTTTCAGGCCCTTTGACGGTGTACTTCGTGTCGAGGTCGATGAAGCTGCCATCCTTCATCGGGCAGATATGACGGATATGGTTGCGCGGGCCGTCCACCTCGACGACAACCGCACCGAGCGTATGGTGGAACTCGCCCTTTTTGCCGGCGTTGGTGTCGCTGTACTGCTCGACGGTGCAGGCGCCCGTGGTCAGTACCAGCTTGGCCGGGTCGCCCATGCGAGTGGCCACAGACTCGAGCGCGATCTTGGTGTGCCCCAGGATGGCAGAGTCACGGCCGGAGACGGTCAGCCAGCCCTGCAGAGGCTTTACGGCTGTCGGCTGGATCTTGATGTCCGCCAGAACGACAAGACCATTGGCGATCTTCGTCCGCTCGTGTGTGATGTACGGCATCAGGCGGGCATCCCACCAGTCGTCATCGGCCACTTCATCCCGACGAGTCGGGTTCTTGTAGCGCATGGGGATCACGATCAGCCGGGCGCCACGCAGGGAGCAATACAGCTGCAGCGTCTTGAGGAATGCCGAGTGCGCCTTTGTAGCGTTCACGGCTGCGGTGATGACGTAGGTCTCATCTGTGGCGCTCGCCATCTCTACCGACGCCGATGCCGATTGCAGCAGGCCAAGTCGAATGAGGCGCGACCGGTGACGCTCCACGTTGCGGATGTCCAGGTCGAGCAGCGCGGCCGCCTTGGCGTTGCTGTTCTGCGCAAGCGCCCGGATCAGCGTTGCGTCGTCGTGTTTGCGTGCGACCATTAAGCGGCCTCCCCCGAGGTGTACTGCATGATGCGAACGCGTACTGCGCCGCCCTTGACTGTTTCGTCGCTTACGCTGAGCTGTGTAACGAATCGGTTGTCATCGATGCCCAGCGCGTCAGCCAGGCCGTCACGGCCAGCCTTGAATGCGGCCAGCATGTTGTCGTCGTCCCGCTTGCGCCGATCGGGCGGCAGGAACTCAATTGCGAGCAGTGCGCGGCCTTCCGGCATGACCATCCCGGCCGCCTTGCAAAGCAGGTGGCAGTCGGCACGGTACTTCTTGGCGATCGGCGCCTTGGCTCGCCAGTGCTTGCGCGAGTTCGGGCTGAGTTCCTTCGGCGGCCAGGGCAGCAGGACTTCGGTCATCTACTCCCCCTCGCCTTCGCTTCCAGCGCAGCGCGCACCATCTTGCGCAGCAGCGGGCTCATCCTCGACAGTTCGGCCGATACCCACTGGCGCCACTTCGGCAGACCCATTGGCTTGCAGCGCTCCCGCATCTTGTCCGCGATTGCCAGAGCAAGCGCTTCCGCATTGGCCTTGGCAGTCAGGCCTTCCGCTGTTAATCCACGCTTCGCCGCAGAGGATCTGGTCGTAGTGCAGTCCGTCATTTCCATTGCTGCCTATCACATCGATTCGGCTGATCTTCATGCGCCCGCCTTCTGCTCAGCGCTGCGGCAGTCGATGGTGTTCTGCTGGCCGAACTCTGCCGGCAGGCGGTCTTCGGCCAACTTCGCGTAGCCCTGGATGTCGTGCCAGTTGTCGGCGTAGTTCGGGTCGCCAGAGAGGATTCGCCCCACCTTGTCAGCGATGACCTCGAGCGATTGCTTCTGCACGTCGGTAAGGCGATCCCAGCCGGCCTCGGCGCACATGGTGCGTTTCAGGTTCTGGCAGATCCGGGCGTGGTCGGTGAAGTCGCCGTAACGGCTGCCGCGCTCGGCCAGGGTTTGTGCGAGTTTGTTTGCGTCAGTCATTGCGGCTTCCTTGTGGCTCTGTTGTTTGCGATCAGGGGGAGCTGGCCGGGCTTTAGCGGCCATGGGTGTTCCTTGCGGCAGTCGTGGCAGTACAGGGTCTGCCGGCTGCTGAAGGCCGTTGTCTTGTGGGTTGCGTCTACGGGGCAGGTCTTCATGCCGCCTGCTCCAGTCCGATCAATTCCATGACCCGCGCCGGCAGCGTCAGGCCCATATCAAGCAACTGCAGGGCGCAGTCGCGGATTAGTGTTTCCTGCTTCCCATAGGCCAGCTCGAATCGGGCCTTGAATGGGTGGATGCCGGTCAGGCCTGGCGCTCCGGTGCCGTGCTGGTGATGGCCGGCGCACAAAGGCAAGACGAGCCAGTGCGCGTCGGGCTTCGTGCGGCCTTCGCAGTGGTGGATGCTCACGACCGGATTGAACCGGCCGTCCTTCTGGCACGCGATACAGCCGAGCTGGGCAATCTGGTCGTGGTAGTCGCTCTGAGCCTTGGTTGGCGTCTTGCCTTTCATCAACGCTCCTCCCGCTTCTGGCGCTGGTAGAAGTTGGTCACGACCTCAGCCAGAAACCTGCAACCAATCTCGCTTAGGCCGTCCGCAAAATGGCTAGCTGCAGCAGCGCGTCCGGCGTACTCCTCGTCCAGGCGCAGAGCGACCGCACTGCAGAACGAACCGATGTCCTCGGCGTCCATCTCCTTCACGATCTTGTCGACGGAAAGGAACACTTGGGTTTCGGTGGTGATTCCAATTCCGTCGCTCATGCCGCAATCCCCCAATAATCAGCCGTCGTGAACTTCACGCCACGCTCTGCCGCGAAGGCTTCCATCACCTCGAACATGTCGTTGAACCACTTCTTGCTCTGCTTGCGGGTGGAGATGCCCAGGACAACGAAACCGCCACTCAGGCCAGGTACGGCGCGCTGCTGCTCGACCGAGGCGCTGAAAATGTGCTTCCAGTCCTCGTCTTTCAGCATCTGGCCGTACCACTCAACCTGGCGGCTGATGTCGCGCAACATGGCCCACATGCGGCGGTTCTGCTGGTCGCTGCGGACCTCTTCGCGCATGGTCCAAGTCCAGCCGGCGTCGAGATCGATCTTCTGCAGGCAGGCGATGGCGCGCTGGCGGTCCATCTCGTTGCGAAGGGGGAAGGTTGGATTAGCCACGGCGGCGCGCCTCCATCTGGTCGTGGTCGTCCTGGCATTCCTTGCAGCGCACGGCGTTACTCACGGCATCGCGACGCTCTTTCGGAATGTCCTCGCCACAATCAAGGCAGTCCGGCCGGCTTTCGCCAGTCATGCGCGACAGCACCATCGCCACGCCACCTTTCCGAACTTCCTCCTCTAGACCGAATGCGCGTTCGAGTGCGTCTGGAGCTGTGCGGGCCTGGTGGAAAGATTCGGTGATTTCCATGTATTCGCTCATTTCCGTGCTCCTACGCCGCGCTGGGTGCTTCCGTCAGCACAGACGACGCGATGGTCATTGCCGCGGGATAGGCCTATGCCTGCCCCGGTTGTGTGTCGTATCTGGTAGCCCTGGCGCTGCAGGAGCTGGATGGCGTGCTGCTGGAGGGGAGTCATGCGGCCACCTTTTGGCGCTTGGCTTGGATGCGGCGCACGAACTCAGCCGCGATGAACTCGGGGCGGCTAGTCTGGACGTGGGTGTTTTGGGTTGCAGCGTTGAGCGGCGCATGCAGAAGGCGCTTGGATTCCTCGAGCGTTTCGCGGTCCATCCAGCGGTTCAGCATTTCTGAAATCAGCTCGCCGGCCATGCGAGTGCCGTCGAAGTACTCAATGCTGCGAGACTGCAGAACGCGGGCGTATTCCCGGTCTCCGTAGTACTTGCGTACCAGGTTGCAGGCCTCGGTCATGGTCATGGTCACGGCGCCGGCCGGAGCGAAGTAAGCCAACGTGCCTTGGTACCAGGGATTGCCTCGGCAATGACTGCCGCCGTGCGCGAACACGACGGGGCATCCGGTTTTGGCCTCCACGTCAACCGCCTTTTCGATCTCCTTGGCAGTGGGGCACGGACCTTTTACTTCCAGGTACATGCCGCACGCTGGCAGGTAGAAGTCAGGCAGGTACCAGCCGTGGCGTGTCTCCATGACCTGCGGCTCGTAGATCCAGCGAACGCGCAGGGCGTCCATGAACTTCGCCCAGATGGTTTCCGAGTGCGAGCGCATCTCGTAGCCGGCGTAGGGGAAAATGGTCTGGTCCATTAGCCTCTCCCCATCATTGAGCGGAGATTCTTGGCCGGCGCAGGCTTGCTCTGCGGCTGGTAGTCCTCCTCCTGCTGCTGAGCGCATGGAACAAAACGTGCCAGAGAGCCTTGGAACTGGAGCAGACAGAACCCGGGGTTGGCGTGACGGCACTTCACGATGTTCATCTCGGTGATGCCGTTCTGGCCGCGCTCAGTGTCCATGTCGCGGTGAGCCATGATGATGATGTCGGCGTCCTGCTCGATCTCGCCGGAGTCCCGCAGGTCGCTCATCTGTGGCTTCTTTTCAGCGCGGGTTTCGATGCTGCGGTTGAGCTGCGCCAGAACCACGACAGGGATTCCAAGCTCTTTCGCCAGCCGCTTGAACCCGCGGGTATACGCGCCAAGCTCTTGGTTCCGGTTCTGGTACCGATCAGCCGGGTCGCTGGCGATAAGGCTCAGGTAATCGACGACGATCAGGTCAAGCGGCTTGGCCCGATGCTCGAAGCGGGCGATGGAGCAGATGCGGGAGAACGTCAGCCCAGGCTTGTCGCAGATGCGAACGTCGGCGTCGGCCATGCGCGCAACAGCGGCTTCCATCTGGAGCTTGGATGTGCCATCCATGACGGCTTCGCCAGACTCGATCCAGTTCTGGCTAACGCCGGAGATGGATGCCAGGGACCGCTTCGCCAGTTCCTTCTTCGCCATTTCGAGCGAGAAGATCAGTGCGCCGCCCTTGCCCTTGATGGCCACTTGATCGGCCAAGCCGGTACCCAATACCGTTTTGCCGGTACCGGGCCGGCCAGCGATGATCGCCAAGTTACCCGGGCGAACGCCGTTGATGATGTTGTCCAGATCGCTCAGGCCGAACTTGAGGCCCATCTGCTGCACGCCGTCCAGGCGATCCTGCATGTCTACGAATACTTCGCCCAGCGCTTCGCGAATGGTCACCACGTCCGGCGATTCTTCGTGCACGGCGAGGTCCATAGCCAGGCGCTGAGCGTTCGAGACCTGCTCGGCGAGACTGCCAGCCTGCTGCGCCATCGCCATGATCTGCTGGCCTACCTCGTACAGCTTGCGAGCACGGGCGCGCTCTACCACGATCCGGCCGTAGTGCACGCCATTCGCGGCGCTCGGAACGTTGCGCATGATGTCCGAGGCGTAAACGATGGTCATCTCGCCGCTAGGCAGCTCGGAACGGATCTCCGAAAGCGTGATGCTGTCCGGGCGCTGCTTCTTCGAGTGCGCCGCCAGGATCATCGCGTACAGCGCCTGGTGATCTTCGTGTGCGAAGTCGGTCGGAGCCAGGAAGGCGCCTACGGTTTCGCAAAGTTCCGGCTCGTGCATCAGGGCGCCAAGTACGCCGGTTTCTGCTTCGTCTGAAATCAGGGGGCGGCTGCTCATCACACGGCCTCCAGAACTTTCAGCACTTTGTCTTGGCGGGTCAGGAACTCGATATCAGCAGTCCAGCCGCGGTCGTTCTGTCCGATCCAGTGCGGGTTAGTCAGGCACTGAGCGAAGTAGGCCTCCCAGAAATCACCTTTGCGGAACGGGAAACCGCCTTCGATCTCCAGGTTCCAGCAGGCCTTGATCTGGCGCTGACGCTTCGGGTTCAGCTTGATGCAGGTAGGCAGCTTAGAGCCGCACACCCGGTTGTAGATCTCCATGATCTTGGCGTACGGGATGCGGTCGGCTTTCGCAGAAGCGGGTTGATCAGCGACGGAGTTGTCTTGCGCTTGTGCTTCCAGCTTCTCGACCGAATGGGTCGCAGCGGAAGCGGCGACAACTGCGTTAGCAGTAGATTCTGTGTTTCTTTCTTTTATGTGTGTAATTTTCGACACAGTGGCAGGTGTGTTTTCTACACAGTGTGTAGATTTCGACACGGTGGCTTTAGGGTCGATTTTCCACTCGGAAACTGGGAGGAATGCGATCGGGTCACGGCTGCCGCCATCACGGAAAAGGACACGCTGACGGATCAGGGAGTTGATGGCGCGAGAGACGTTTGCACGCTCTGCCTCTGCCTTGCTCTCGTCCGCGTACATCATCTTTGAGACGTACAGGGCAGCGACCTTGACCGACTCCTTGTTGAAGCCAGCAGTGAGCCGGTGAATAGCCAGGGCCACACGAAGCTCACGGCCGGAGAGATCCGCACCGATCAACGCCTCGTACAGTTCGTTGTCCATCCGGGTGAACCCCCGTTGGGTGTTGCCTAGCGGCACTACGTTGTCTATCATCTGTCTCGTCTCACGTTGTGTTGTTGAAGAGCCCGGTCTAGCCACCGGGCTTTTTGTTGCCTGCGATTTGGGTACTGGATGAAAAAACAGCATCCGTTACCCGATTTCCCTTCTTTACCGCTTGGCCTAATCTGGAACCCATGGAAACCACTGACATGGACGTTCAAATGACTAGGCCGGGAATCTCTGAATCAGGAAGCCTCTTGCCAGGGGAAGTCCGGGCAGAGGTCACGGCGATTAACTGCGCCACCAGTGGCACGCTCGATCTGGATGGCGCGCTCGGCGGTGATACCGCGATGGCCGGAGATCAGGCGGGAGAGATAGGTGGGCTTGACGCCAAGGAGAGCAGCGAGCTTCTGCTTCTCGCCGCGGGGCAGACTCTTTGCGTAAGTGGCGAGGTCCATGCGGATTTACCTGCGGGTACATTTACCACGCAGTTTACCTCACAGAACCGGCAGGTCAAGGTAATTTCCCGCGAGGAAAATGCCGGTTTTAATAGCGGCATGGACATCTCAGAAATTCGCAAACATCGGGTCGCCCAGCTCATTGATCAGCGCTTCAATGGGGTCGCTGCCGACTTCGCTGCGGCTATTGGCCGGACGCCTTCGTATGTCTCCCGCATGCTGTCCTCGAACAAGCACAGCAGGGGCATTGGCGAGACCATGGCGCGCAGCATTGAGCAGGCGCTGGACCTGGAGCCTGGCTCACTGGATCGGCCGCTGGACGCAGCCGAGCGCCCTCCCGTCAAGCAGGCCGAGCTGCCCTATGAGCTGGAGCCGGTTGGCGTTTGGGATGACGAAACCCCGCTCGAGGACGGCGAGGTCGAGCTGCCTTTCCTAAAAGAGGTCGAGCTGTCCGCAGGAAGCGGCAGAACGGCTATCCATGAGGCGGGGTCAAGGAAGATGCGCTTTGGTGCCAGGACGATGCGTGCGCGCGGCGTGGAGCCCGCCAACGCGGTTTGCGTGACGGTTACCGGCAACTCCATGGAGCCGGTGCTGCGCGACGGCGCCACCGTGAGCATCGACCGCGGCACGACCCGCATTCACGACGGCAACATATATGCGATTGACCACGACGGACAGCTTCGCGTGAAGCAGCTGTACCGCCTGCCAGGCGGCGGCATTCGTCTGCGCAGCTTCAACCGTGACGAACATCCAGACGAGGAATACAGCCTCGAGCAAATCGAACGCCACAAGATCCGAGTCCTCGGCCGGGTCTGGTGGGGCGCCATGTTTTTTTGAGGGCCTCGTTCGGGCCTTCCATCTCGCGTCAACCCTGCCATCATCGACGAACGGTCGACATATCAAATCTTTGGTTCAATTCAGGGGCGGTGCCATCATCCGGCACCCTGCTCCGGCGCCGATATAGAAAACAAATCGATGCGCGGATTGGCCTATAGATTTATTTGCCAGCCCTCATAGCCGAATGCCACTACCCTGTAGCGATTTGTAAAGGACGCCAGGGCAAAGGAGTTTTTGATGGATTGTTCGACGTGCACCAATCGGTGCGAAAGCATGTTGTCCCGCCAGGATCTAGAGCGCAGCGGAGTTGACCAGGCGAACATTAGGAAGATGCGGCTGGCGAAACACATGACGCGGCCGGCCATGCCGTTTGATGCTGAAGTGATGCTTGATTGCGAGGATCAAGACCTTCGCCCTGGCCACGCCTTCATCATCGACATCGGCGGCGCCCTGCGCTTTGCATTCGCTGCCCTGCTGCCCGGCGGTGGGATGAACCTTCACGCAGCCTACGATCCAGCACATTCCGAGGCGGTCGAGCCCTCTGCAGCTGGTAAAGCCCAGGTAATCGGGCGCGTATTCAGGGTGGACTGGCTCACAGGATGACGCCATTGGCGAGAAAAGAACCTGCTTCGGCAGGTTTTTTTGTGCCTGATTTTTGACTTTCGCGAGAAGGAGTTACCTACATGGAAGGTAAACTTTTCCAAAAATATTTACCTCGCCTGCTTGACGTATGTTTTCCGCGTGGTAAATTTACCTCAACGCAACACACAACGCCGGACACGCCGGCTAGGACGGGGGAGCCGAAGCTTCCTCCCAGCCCCCGCAAGGGGATCGACTGGCGACTGGACAGGAAGTCCGACGAGTTCTTTAGCAACGGATGAATCACTGAAGCGCCTTCGACAAGAGGGCGCTTTGGGATGACACCCCGAGAAAGGAGATTCACATGGACACGATCCAAGTAGAGGGCTGGCAAGGTCGCCTTGGTCAAGGCCTGGCTCCTCGGCAGCTCCTGGCAACGATGCTTTCGATGCTGGACCTGAAGGTGAACGAGATCGCCGAGCGCATGAACTGTGCGCCATCGACGGCAGAGAAAACGCTAGACCGCGCCCGCTTCAAGCTTGGCGCCAAGACGAACCGCGGCCTTATCGCCGAAGCCATGCGCCGGGGAATCATCGCCCCGCTCGTGCTGGCTCTGCTGGTAGGCGCCGAGCACAACACGCAGGTTCGCCCGATTCGCCGTCCAGACGCTCCCCGCTCTCAGGTGGTAGTGAGAGCGCAGCGGATGGAAGAGGCGCAGTTGGCGGCTTAACAGGAGGGAATAGAGATGGAAATCAGCGATCACGATGCAGGCTTTGCTCGGCGCCAGATTGGCCGGCAGCTCACCGACTTGCGCAACTGCGACGACCGAGAGGGCGTTGATGTGCTAGGGCCGCGCTGCCTTGGCTTTATCAGTGCGCTGGCAGTGGTCGGCGTCATCACCCAGAGCGAATACATGCGAATCAGCACCTTGGCATACAACGCCTGGGAATACGCAGCCAAAGACACAAGGAGATAGCCATGGAATGCGATTTCGATACCCTCGCCGACTTCTTCAGCGCTGAGCAAGGCCCTGCCCTTGTTCACGGTGCCGCGCAGTTCACTCCGCTGGAGTGGCGCGAGACGGTCAGGATGGTATGCCGCGATGGCCGCGCGCTGCCCGCTCTGGCCCATCGCTACCTCGCATGGCGCGAGGCATCGGCCTGCGGCTGCACTAGCCGGTACTGCACACTGCATCGGAAAGCCGCGTAATGCGGCTCTTCACTAAGCCGATGCGGGGCTGCCGGATCTTCGCCAGCGACAAGCACGCAACCATCCCGGCCGGAGAGCTGGTCGGGTGGTGCGAGAAAGTCGACGGGAACATCTGCATATTCAAGCCGCCGTGCTCGCTCGAGCTGGACAGGTTCATCTGGCTGCACAAGGACGGGCCGAATCCCTGGTTCCAGTATGCCGCCTAACCCCACCCCCGCAGCTTGGCTACAGGCTGCAGCGGGGATTAACAGAATGGAGAGAGATATGAGGACATACGTTGTTTGGTGCCCGGACCTGGGCCAGGAGCAGGAAGACGGCGCGACGATCCCAGCGACTGACCCCGCCGATGCGGCAGAAGGGTGGGCGGAATGGCACGACCGCAGCAGTGCAGAATATCGGATTGCCAGCGGGCGCGAGGAGATCGTGATAGTCCGCGACGTGGATACCGGCGAGCAGCGCGAATGGATTGTGCGCGGCGAGGCGATGCCGTACTACACGGCGCAGCCTGGGGAGTCCGCGACGATCCGGGCGCAGGTGGCGCCGGGCCGGTGGGAGGATGTACCTAGACGTAGCGAGGCAAACAAATGAAATGGCAGCCGATTGAGACTGCACCCACAGACGGCACACGCATCTTGCTACGCGGCAGGAACGGCAGGATTGCTGATGGACACTATGGGCAGCCGGATGGGTTTGCAAACCCTAAGCGGTTTGTTTGGCCGTACATCAATGCAACCCCGACACACTGGGCTCCGCTCGCGTTGATTGCTGCCGCGCCGGAATTGCTCGCGGCGGCAATGAAGGTGAACGCATTGAGCATCCAGACCGATGCGCACAAGGAATTGCGTGGCGCCATCGCCAACGCAACCGGTGATGACGATGCTGCGCCCGAATGCACCTGCGCGGCGAAAGACATGACGTTTGGCCGATGCTGCAAGGTGACGCCCAACTCCCTGGAAGACGCCAGTAGCTGACCAGGGCCTGAGACGACTCGGCATAGCGCGCAACGGAGAACGAACTGTCAAGGAATCCTTGGTAGTTCAAACGGAACATTCACTTCTGGCCATTCGCAAGAGTGGCCAGCGGGAAGACAACCGAACGGAGCAACACCATGAAGCAGAAGATCCCAAGCGTTGCCGAGCTGATCCGCGAACACAGCCAGGCGCGCTACCTGATGGCAAACGATGAACGTTTCGGCACAAAGCCGGCCGGCGACTCCTACTGGATGGCCCAGCAAGCTCGCGAGCTGATGGTCAAGCAGTACGCCTAACCCAGCCCCCGCAGCTTGGCTAAAGGCTGCAGCGGGGATTAACAGAATGGAGAGAGAGATGAGCGAAGCAAGTAGAGAAATGCCGCGATATCAGAGCCATAAAGAAGTATTGGCGCTTAAAATCAAGTCGATCAACGAAGGAGTCAGCAATGACAAATTTGCTGAGCTCGTCTTTGAAGAGAGCGGCTATGCCCCGCTTTACGTTTCAGCCGACTGGTTCTACTCCAGGAAGCCTCAAGAAGGCGGCTACTACGTAGTTTACAAAGATGGATACTCCTCCTTCTCTCCGGCGAAGGCGTTTGATGAGGGGTATGTGCCGACTGGTGGCCTGACGGTAGACGTCAGGCAGCTTATGACGTTTTACGGATGCTCGACTATTTCCGAGCTGCTCACTGAGCAGCAGAACCACGTCAAGCAGCTTCAAGAAAGACTCAAACCATTCCTGACGGAACCTCACCAGATCAATCGAGTGCGTGAGGGCTAGCGCACGCATCTAGCCCCACTGTCACCCATCAGCACATAGGAGGATGAGATGAGCGAATGGATAAGCGTTGAGACGGAACTCCCGCCTCCCAACAAGCAGGTGATCGTGTGTCGAGTCGGAAAAACAACCGACGGCCCTTTCTTTGCCATCCGCAAGAACCGCGAGCAACGGCCGTGGCAGTACCTCGACGGTGACACCTGCTACACGAACATCACGCATTGGATGCCGCTGCCAGAACTGCCGAGCACGCCATGCTAACCGGCCCCGAAGTCCTGATCCTCTGCGCCATCCTCGCAGCGCTGTACATGTGGGATTGGTGGAGAAGGAATTGGAAAGGCTAACCCCCGCCTGAACCAGCCAGGCCAGACCCCCAGGTCTGCGATAACCGTACGGCGCGCGGTGCTGGTAGCGCCATGAACAAACCGCCGAGCGCAGCGGCCCTTCGGGATACCTGCGACGAGGATCAGCCGGCCAGTGCCTCGATTGCTGAAAAACACCGGCAGCCGTTGGCGGGACTCCACTACACCCCGTTGAGACGGCCGAATGGCTCACGTAACGAGCCTGCATCGGAGGTCGGCTTGCTCGACAGCCCGGCCGGCAATTGCCAGGCCCTGGTGAAAGGTCCAGGTCCAGGCCGACCCCCGATGCAGTGTTGCGCAGGCTTCTGCGCGGTGTACTAGGTACAACTGGCCAGTGGCAGCAATGCCCTGAAATGAGCCGCCGGATGGCTCCAGTTCCAAGCCGGCAGCCGGATAGCACCGGCCACTGCATCACCCCTTCCCCCGCCCATCCGGGCAACCGAGGTATCCACCATGAAGCACTACGGACCCACAGGGCGCCGCGAACAGCCGTGCCCGGATGATCAGTTACGCGAAGCCCTGGAGCCGTTCGCCCGCGAGGCAGCGATGTGGAACGGCAAGGTCAAGGATGACCGCGAAATCATCACCGTGAGCAGCATAGATGACTTCGACTGCCAGCAAGAACGATACATCACGGTCGGCGACCTGCGCCGGCTGGCCCTCATTCACGCAGAGCTGGTGAGCCAGCAACGGAGCGCAGCATGAAGCCTGAAGAAACCATAAAGCAGCACTTCCGGCTGATGCGGCAAGCCAGCTCGCAGGCCTTTGCCGACTACCACGCCAACGTCTTGTACGGCTACCTGCTGGGAATGCGCGAGACGGGCCAGATCAGTGCGGCGATGTTCTGCAGGCTCCACGGCATCGTCCAGAAGGCCTGGGGCATGAAAGTTGATCGAATCTATGGATTCAGGAGGGCGGCATGAGCAAGGAAGTGAAGCGGCGGGATGAGTTGAAGCTGCTGGCTGAGGCCGCTAAAGCCGCGCAAGAGACGTACCTTAGCTCAGACAGCGAGCAGGCATACGATGCTTGGGCACACCTCGATGACCAGTTCAACGAGAAAGCAACCCCGGCCACCGTTCTTGAGCTGCTAGCCGAGCGCGACGCCCTTCTCGCTGAGCGGGATCGGCTGAAGGAGGCGCTGGAGCGTTTTTATAACGCCAACCAAACTCGTCTCAAGCTGCTGAGTCGCGACGTATATCTCGACATGCAGCGACTGCCAGGCATGCGGGACGCCTTGTACGAAATGGATGATGCGCAGCACCAAGCATTCGCCGCCCTGCAAGGAGAGCAGCCATGAACGCATACGTCCTCAAGGAGCTGGCCGGCGCCCTAGGCATCACCGTAGCCGGATCGCTTATCGGAACTCTCGCCTACGTGGCGCTATTGGGGGGTGTGTGATGGCTAGCTACCAAAGCACAAAACAGCGAGCCGTCTTCTGGCTATGCGCTGGCGTGGCCACAGCGTTCTTCGCCGTAGTGCACGGCCTTGCAGATCGAATCACCAACGGGGCGCCGCTATGAGAACAGAAGTCATCGACTACGACGACACCCCATCAGGACACAGCTTCGCAGCGGCGTGGTGGACCCTTACCGGGTTCGGCGTTCTTTCCGCAACCCTGGTTGTCGGCCTCATTGGTGAGGCGGCGATCTTTCACTTCTTCGGAGGTTGAGCATGAACGCTCCAGTCGAGGCGATCACGCCAGGCTACTACCGCGACCTCAGCAACGAGGCATACCACGGGGGGCCAGGCGTCTCGAAGTCGCAACTTGACCTGATCCACAAGAGCCCAGCTCTGTACCAGTGGAGCAAGGCCGCTCCAGAGGACGAGGAGAAGAAGTCAGCTCTAAACATCGGCGACGCAGTGCACGCCATCCTGCTTGAGCCGCACCGGTTCGCGGAGCAGTACGCCATCGGCCCGGCAGATGCCCCGCGCAATACCAAGGCCGGCAAGGAGAAGTGGGAGGAGTTCGAGGCCGGGCTGAATGGCCAGACAGTGCTCACTGCCGACGAGGGCCGGAAGGTCATGCTGATCCGCGAGAGCGTGATGGCCCACCCGCACGCGCGCTGGCTGGTTGAGGCCGAGGGCGACGCAGAGGCCAGCATCTACTGGAAAGAGCAGACGACAGGCCTGCTCGCTCGCTGCCGGCCGGACAAGACAATCACTTCGCTCGGCTGGATCGCCGATGTGAAGACGACTGGCGACATGGAGAAGTTTGCCCGCTCCGTCTACGAGTACCGCTATCACGTCCAGGACCCGTTCTACTGCGACGGCTACGCAGCGCACTTTGGCGAGCAGCCGGCCGCGTTCGTGTTCCTGGTCGTCAGCACAAGCATCGAGTGCGGGAAGTACCCGGTGCGCCTTTTCACACTCGACCACGAAGCCAAGTCGATCGGTCGAGACACCTACATCGAGGACATGGCCACCTACGCCGACTGCATCCGCACCGGTGAATGGTCTGGCGTAGAGACGTTGAGCCTCCCGCACTGGGTGAGGAGATAGCGATGGTTTCAAGATCAGTTGATATCACAGGCAAAACTTACGGGCGGCTCACCGTTATCAGAATGGCGGGGCTCACCCCTCACGGTAAGTCGCAATGCTTGTGCCTTTGTGAATGCGGCACAGAAAAGGTGATTACGACCAACAATCTTAACCGCGGGCACTGCAAGTCCTGCGGGTGTCTTCACCGCCAAGCAACCGCCGAAGCACATACATCGCACGGCATGTCGAGGTCGGCCGAATACAGGGCGTGGGATTCCATGATTGCGCGCTGCTGCCGGCCTAAATCGAGTGGCTTTCGGAACTACGGCGGCCGCGGGATCAAGGTGTGCGGACGATGGCTTGAGGGTTTCGAGCCATTCTTCGAGGACATGGGCTTGAAGCCAAGCCCCAGCCACTCACTTGACCGCATTGATGTGAACGGTGATTACACCCCCGAAAACTGCAGGTGGACGACAAGCTCTGTACAGAACATCAATCGCCGACCCACCAAAACAGCTACCGGGGTGCGCGGCGTTTATACGACCAGGACCGGGAAGTGGCAGGCAACCCTGATTCACAACGGAAGCCACGTTCTTCTGAAGGTATTCGATTCCCTGCTTGATGCAGTGGCCGCTAGAAAATCCGCCGAACTGAAATACACCACCCTCTCGCTGCCCTACTGGGCCAAGGATCGAAGATGAGCACTGAGAACGTCGCACCCTTCTCGCAGAAGGACATGCAGCAAGCCACCGGCCAGCAGGTCAAGCCACGTAGCCCAGCCGACAGCCTGGCCGCAATGCTTGCCAGCCCGAAGATGAAGGCGCAATTCGCCGCGGCGCTGCCAAAGCACATGACGGCCGATCGTATGGCGCGGATCGTCACTACCGAGATCAGGAAGACCCCGGCACTGGTCAAGTGCGATCAGCACAGCTTTCTAGGCTCAGTCATCCAGTGCGCCCAGCTGGGCCTGGAGCCGGGCAACTCTCTCGGTCACGCCTACCTGCTGCCCTACGGGAACCAGGTGCAGCTGATCATCGGCTATCGCGGCATGATCGACCTGGCACGCCGATCCGGGCAGATCGTGAGCCTGTCGGCGCGCACCGTGCGCGAACACGACGAGTTCGATTATCAGCTTGGCCTGCACGAAGACCTGACGCACAAGCCGTTCGAAGGCGAGCACGCCGGCGAGATCACCCACGTCTATGCGGTTGCTCGACTACAGGGCGGCGGCGTCCAGTTTGAGGTGATGAGCAAGGCCCAAGTCGAGGCCGTCCGCGCACAGAGCAAGGCCGGCAAGTCTGGCCCGTGGGTCAGCCACTGGGAGGAAATGGCGAAGAAGACGGTCATCCGCCGACTCTTCAAGTACCTGCCAGTGTCGGTCGAGATTCAGCGCGCCGTCACCCTGGACGAGGCCGCAGAGGCTGGGCTGCCGCAGGGCAACGAGTACGTGTTCGATGGAGATTTCGAGGTGCTTGGCGATGAACCAGCCGCTGAATGAATTTCCAGAACAGACCTGCACAAAATGCGGCGAGTCATGGCCGGCAGATACTGAGTTCTTCTTCGCCGACAAAGGTAAGGCCAGAGGCCTGAGCCACACCTGCAAGGCGTGCTTCGAAGAGCTTCCGAGCGTCAGGGCGAAGCGCGCGAAAGTACAGCGCGCCCCACTCCGATCTCCTTGGGAAAACCTGTTTCCTGACCACCGCGAAAGCGCATAACCCGGGCGCCCAGCGCGCCCTCCTCCCCGGTACACACCCATGCTCATAGACAACCATGCCATAGCGCAGGGCGAGGCTCTGCGCGCGCAATTAGACCTGGCCGCGAAAGTGGCGGCTTGGGAAGCCAAGAACGGTCCAGTTGAGACGCAGCCGATCCGGCCACACGGAAAGACAGGCCCCTTCCGCATCAGCTGCCCCGAGAAGAAGGAAGCGGCCAAGGCCAAAGCGCGGCAGAAGATGATCGAGCCGCGTTCAGCAGAGCGCAAACGCAACGGCGAGCGCATCGGCGCCATGCTGAAGATTGGCGTACCGGTGCGGATCATTGCCGAGCGCATCGGCATAGCTGAGCGATCCGTGCGCCGGATCATGGCGGAGGACGGGATCACGCCATGAAGCGAAACATTCCCCGCGCCCGGCTTGAGAAGTTCAGTCGCTCACTGTTGCGACTGCATCGCGTCGCCGTTGTCCGCATGCAGAACGACGACCAGTACCTGATCGACTGGCGCGACGCCCGAGCCATTGCCCCAAGCCCGCAGATCATGGGCGCGCTCTGCGATATCTCGCACCGCTGGGTCATCTACATCGGCGCCTTCTGCATGGACGCGCAAGGCAAGCCCTACATGAAGTCGACCGAGATTGCGCCGGAAGGCATGTTCAAGTCCGAGACGCTAGCCGGCGTGCTTGAGCACTGTTACCGCGAGCTGCTGGATGGCTGCAACCCGAACCACCTGATCGGCTCCGGCTGGATAGCAATGCCGGGCGGCACGTCGCTGGACGAGACGCAGGCCGCGCGGATCTTCGAGGCGTGCGGGGCTTGGCAGGTACAGGCCGCCGCATGAACGCACCAATATTCTGCCGCACGGACGGCAAGCGGATCGGCCAATGCGCCTGCTTCCGCTGCCGCCCACCGGAGGCTCCATGCGACCCAAGACCCAAATCTGGCTGCACAAGCCGACCAATACCCGCCACTACATTGCCGGATCGAACGGTGCCGCGTTCCTGATGCAGGCGCTGAGCCGTAACCCGCGCTACGCCACCGAGGCGGAACTGAACAACGCTGCCATATGGAGCAAGGTATGAACGACACACTGAAGGTAGCCGGGCGAATCGGCGCTGAGCTGGGGGCTGCGAAGGCGCGAAACAGCACTAGGCTCAATCGTTGCTCCTTGCCAGACAGAGAGCAACTTTGTTCTTTTTTTGAAGACGTTGGAGACACTGTGCGCTGGAAGGTAAGGCGCGGGTATTCCGCCGCAGGAACCATGGCGACCGGCAAGCTCCATGGATACCTAACGGTGACACTGAACAAGCGACGGCTTCTTGTGCACCGCATCTTATACAAGATGCGAACCGGACAAGAGCCAGACTATATCGATCACATAGATGGGAACAGGGCCAACAACGCACAGAATAATTTGCGCCCCGCCACAATCTCGCAGAACGCATTCAACCGGCCGGTACAGAAGAATTCTTCCAGTGGACATAAAAACGTCATGAAGTGCTCGCGTAGCGGTAAGTGGCTCGTTCGAGTGAGAGCTGAAAATGTAGCCCATTACGGGGGGCTATTTGATGACATTGAACAGGCAGCATCGGCGGCGCAGGAATTACGCAAACAGCTTCACGGAGACTTCGCACATGACTAGCCAGGATCACGCTGCCCTATCCCAGCAGGCCGAGCCCACCGAAACCTACACCGCCGTCGACATGGCCACAGCCGCAGCGCAGGGGTTCAGGGATGGGCAGGCGGCAGTAGAGCAAGCCTCGGCGCAGGATGAGCGGGGGTCCAGCCATGAAGACTGAATTGGAATACTGCCAAGACCTTGCTGGGCGAGTCCGATACGAGGACGGGTCGCTCTATTGGGTAACGACCTGCCAAAAAAGAAATGTCGGCAAGTTGGTTGGCCGTCCTGATCGGGATGGATACATGCGAATCCATCCGACGCGTGGGCGGATGATTGCTTGCCACCGGCTCGTCTACTTCATGTTCCACGGCGAGCTACCAGAATACGTTGACCATATCGACGGCAATCCCGCGAACAACCGAATCGAGAATCTCAGGGGCGCGTCGATCTGCCAAAACATGCAGAACTGCAAGCTACCTGTCACAAACACGACCGGGGCCAAGGGCATCTACTTCCATCCGCAATCCCAAAAGTGGCGAGCCAGCATTCGTGTGAATAAACGACTGGCACACCTGGGGACTTTCGCCAGCATTTTCGATGCCGCCTGCGCCAGGAAGTCAGCCGAGATTACACATTACGGAGAATTCGCCAGATGAATATTGAATTAGAGCGGCAGGCGTTTGAGGCGCACATGCGCCTGGGAGGCTATAGCAATCCAGAAAAGCACCCTGACGGTTCTTACGTCAGCTCTGCGATGGAGCTTTGGTGGCAGGGATGGAAGGCCCGTGCCGCCCGCCCCGCGCAGACCGAGCAGCAGCCGGTGGCTGTGCCGGAGGGCTGGAAGCTGGTTCCTGTTCAACCTACAGCAGAAATGCTGGCGGCCGTCACAACCTCAACCTTTGAGCCTCTGCGCCAGGAAGCCATGAAGATGGCGCGGGAGGATTATCAGGCCATGCTCTACGCCGCCCCCATCGCGCAGACCGAGCAGCAGCCTGCTTACGTTGAGTGCCGCGAGTGCACCGACTGCGGTCATGTCGGCATCAACGACGCTCACCCGAAAGACGCGACGTGCGCGATGTGTGACTGGAGCGGGCCAAGCCCGGTCGAGGATCAGTGCCCTGACTGCGGCAAAGAGAACGCGATGGGAGCAGCCTGCCCTAAATGCAGCGGCCGCTATCGGATTCTGGCCGAGACACACGTTGCCGCCCCCATCGCGCAGACAGCCCAACGAGGTGAAGCATGAGCAAGGTATTGGTTGATCGGGATCTGCTGCTACAGCTGTTCCGCTGCTGGGATTGTGGCTTAGAAGTCGATAATGAGTTGGCGCAGCTACGGATAGCGGCGGCCCAGCCCGCAGAGGCGGAAGGGGTCGTAATAAAAATTGAATGCACGACCTGTCGCGGAACCGGGAGCTTGGAATTTGAGGGAGGCGCCGTAGTTAAGGATTGCGCCCCATGCAAGGGAACAGGCCGCGACCTGAAAGCAGAAAGGTACGCGCTAGCCGCCAGGCTTGCGGAAACCAGCGCCGCCCTCTCATCCGTGACCGCCGAGCGGGATAGGCTGCGGGAGGAAATGGCCGAGCTATGGAAGCGGATCGACAAGTTCCAAAGCCAGACGCACGGCATCTCCGCGCTGGCGGAAATCGAGCGGCTCCGCGCAGAGTCCGAAGCGCTTAGAGCTGACGCCGAGCGTTTCCGCTGGCTAGCTCACCAGGGCGATGCGTGTCAGTGGATGAACATCATCCGCGTTGATCCTGACGACTTTGAAAGTTACGCAGAGGCGGTAGACGCCGCCATGGCTGCGAAGGAGGCGTGAATGGGCATCACAACGAAAACCATAACCGTCTGCTGCTGTGATGTTTGCGGATCGGAGTGCGTGCCGGAAGACGGCGAGGTCCGCGTACAGGTAAACAGTGGCGACCGAGACGTTGGGCCAGCGCATATCCGTGGCGTCTTGGTGTTCGATCAGCCATACGGCTGCACAAGCGGCATTGTGTGTCGTCCGTGCAAGCTCAAGTGGCTGGCGGTTTATCTGGATCGCGAAGCTAAGACAACCTGATCCGTCGCGCCCAACCCCCTAACCCCACCCAAACACACAGCCTGCCGGCGAGAGTCGGCGGGGAGGTAGAGACATGTCCATACATCGCGAATTTGTGCAGATGCTCGGTTACGACCCTTACAGCTACGAATTCCTTGGCTTCGACAGGGAGAGGGTCAGCTTCATCACACTGACAGACTGCTACCAAACGCATCTGTACCACGAAATATGCGGAATGCTTGATCGTTTCGCTGGCGAAGAATTCAGGCCGCGCCCGGCCCGCGCCCGGCGACTGGCAAAACTGCTGAGAATCTTTCGCACCGTCTGCCCAGACTGGATGGACAGATCTGAAGATCCTATCCACTTTCCGTTTTGAGGTAGCCCAATGAGCCTGTGGCAATCATTCAAACGCCTGCCGGAGCAGGAGCAGAAGCGTCAGTTTGAAATCCTCGCCAAGTCCGACATGCAGCGAATCCGCATGGAGGTCTGGATTGAAGAAGAAGGCGAGCGCACGAACGTGTGCGTGAAGAACGTCCTCGGCAAGCGCTGCAGCTACTGCGGCTGCCGGGAATTGGAGGGGTGACAGATGAAATTGAGCCTTGAGAAATGGGCGGAAGCGAACTTCGATCCGGTGCCAACGCTCAACACGCTGCGGCGATGGGCGCGGGAGGCGAAGATTTTCCCCGCCCCGGTGAAGCACGGGCGCAGCTATTATGTTGAGCCAGACGCACAGTACATCGAGCCAGGCACGCTTGCCGGGCGCATCGCGAGGGATCGACATGGCGCCAAGGCCGCGTAAGACCGGTTCGAAAGACCTGCCGCCGAACCTGTACCGCAAGACGGACAGCAGGAACGGCGTCACCTATTACAGCTATCGTGACCCGTCGTCAGGAAAGTGGTACGGGCTCGGTGCGGACAAGGCGCAGGCCGTGCGTGAAGCTGTGCACGCCAACCATGCCGGCGCCAAGATGCAGCCAGCCCTGGTTGAGCGTATTGCAGTCGCGCCGGCCCGCAGGTTCTCGGAATGGATCGACGAGTACCGCAAACTCTACGCCGAGCGCGACATGTCCGACCGCAGCAAGGAAACCGTGCGCATGAGGCTGAACCGTCTCAGCGAAGCGTTGGGGCACCTCGACACGGCAAGCATCGGGACGTTTGAGATTGCCGCCTACCTGAAGACCTTCACGGATGAAGGCAAGGCGCAGATGGCTAAGGCCATGCGGTCACTGCTGAGCGACCTGATGCGCGAGGCGATAGCGGCTGGATGGCGGAAGGACAACCCGGTCGAGGTGACACGGGCCGCGAAGGTGAAGGTCAAGCGCGAGCGGCTGACCCTGGAGCTATGGAAGGCGATCTACGCGGAGGCCAAGCAGCCTTGGCTGAAGCGGGCAATGGAGCTTGCGGTACTGACCGGCCAGCGCCGTGACGATATCGCCGCGATGCTGTTCAAAGACGTGTACGACGAGCACCTGCACATCATCCAAGCGAAGACCGGCGCCAGGCTGCGGATCAGCACGAAGCTGCGCCTGGAATCGCTCGGGCTCGAACTGGGCGAGGTGGTTAAAGCCTGCCGGGATGCTGTAGTGTCCAAACATCTCGTGCATCACAGCCGCACCGTGAGTCGCGCGACGCCGGGAATGCCGATCATGCTGGACACGTTGACCAGCGCATTTGCAGCAGCGCGGGACCGCACCGGCATAGAATTCGGAGCGAGCCCGCCTACATTCCACGAGATGCGCTCACTGGCTGCCAGATTGCACGCAGCGGAAGGCCGAGATCCGCAATTGCTGCTCGGCCACAAGTCGGCAGCGATGACCGCGCTCTACCGTGACAGCCGGGGCGCCGAGTGGATCGACGTGGCATAA